ATGTCCTACTCCGACCCTCGTATCTGCCACCACCAGCGCGTCACCCAATGGCTCGCCGCGATACGGCAGCATGCCGCTTGGCTGTACGCCGCGGATGAGCAGTACCTGTACTTGGTCGCCGAGGCCAACGAGCTCTACCAGTGCGGAATCGTGGGGTTGCAGGACCGCCACGACATGGTCACCGACGCCCTCGGCATGTACTCATGGGCGATCAAGCACGGCATAACGCGCGAGACGCACTACTGCTCTGACTGCTGCTACGACGTGCTCGACGGCGGCGCCGTCGTCGGGAGCGTGGACGACGAGGGCATCTACCACGGGCCCGCACCCGCACGACAGCGGCTGGGCTACCTCGGCCGGGATCCCCTGGACGGGATAACATACTTGCGCCTGGGCCAGGCGCTTGAGCGCGCCGGCGTTGTGCGCGGTCTGGAGATCGAACTCGACGCAGGCGGGACGCTGCTGCTTGTCGAGCAGATCCCTGATGACTTCAGGCCGTGGCGTTGGCCGCCATAGCCCCTCTCCGGCGATAGCCCATACCGCGCCGCTTCGCTTGCCTCAAAGCGAAACATGTCTAGCCTTATCTGGGTGACTTTCTCCTATGGTCACGGAAACTCCGGGAGCTGCCCAACCTCCCGGAGTCTCCACTTTCTGCTGCTTCCCCTCTTTGCAATCAGCAGCTCATCACAGGTCACAACGAGGGTATTTCATGAAGATCAGTTTCATTGCCATAGGCATGCTGCTCGCGGCAGGTATAGCGATGTGCGTCTATCTGGTCATGAAGTCTGCGTCCACTGTGTGAGGCACCATAATGTGCGGAAGGCTCAGCCAGTACACCGGCCTGCACGAGTTCGTCGACGCGCTGTCGATGCCCAACGTCCTGGTCAACCTCGTCGGCGAACAGCCAGAGCGCTACAACGTTGCGCCGTCAACCCAGGTGACGACGTTGCGCCTTGAGGGCGATGCCCTGGTCGCCCAGGCGATCAGATGGGGATGGAGGCCGTTTTGGGCCCGTGATCGCGCGGCGCCGATCAACGCCAGGGTCGAGAAAGTGGCGCATGGACGCTTCTTCAGCGCGGCTTGGAAACACCGGGCGCTGACGCCGATCAGTGGCTGGTTCGAGTGGGTTGACGAAGGCGGCACGCGGAAACAGCCGTATCACATCCAGCACGCCGACGGCTCACCAATCCTCTGCGCCGCGATTGGCCAGTTCCCCGGGCTCGAGGTTGAGCAGGCCGAGCAGCATGGGTTCGTCATCATCACCGCCGATAGCGCCGGCGGCATGGTCGATATTCACGACCGGAGACCAGTTGTGCTGCCGCCAGAGTTGGCCCGGGAGTGGATTGACCCGGCGACAACACCGGAGCGCGCGGAGCAGATCGCGCTGAACCAAGGCGAGCCGAGCGAGGCGTTCACCTGGTATCCGGTAAGCCGCGACGTGGGGAACGTGAGGAACCAGGGGCCGCAGTTGATCGAGCCTCAGCGCTCGGCCTCGTAAGCCGCTACGCCCGTCCCTATGGCACGCCACTCATCCTGCGGCATTCTCGAATCACAGATGAATACCTCGACTTCAGCGCCATCTTTCGGCTCCGCAGGCCGGATCGCCGCATGCCGGAGAATCGTCTGCATGTCCGGCACGTAGCTGCTCTCCGAACCGTGAAACGACCAGATGCCATGTTTCCCAGCGCTGCCCACCTGGTGGTCGAGTTTCACCGACCAGCCCTTGAATCGAATGACCAGCATGCCCTGCCCTCGTAGGAAAAGGCCGTAGTCTACTCCTAATCCTGACAGGCCTGATTCGCTGCCAGGAGCTGCGCCTCGTAACCGATCCGCTGCAAGCGTTCGGCGAGCAACGCACGGACCTTGGTCTGTAGGTCGTCGCCTTTCCGCAGCCCCGCCGTGGCCCAGACTGGCACCTCTACCGCCGGCACTCGGCACGGCACCGCTACCGGCACTTCTACGCGCACCGTGCGCGGCTCAGGCTCGTCCTGGCCGGCGCATCCCGCCAGCGCAACAATCACCAGCATCAGCACCGCCTTCATAGACCCAACTCCTGATCAATGACCGCCTCGGCGGCTGCGCACTGCTCGCCGGCGGTGCGATCACGCAGCAGACGGTTGGCGGCGGAATACCGCTCGGCGGCCTGCTGTCGTCCCTGCTCCACCGCCTGGGCTGCATCCTGGGCGCGCTGCTCACCAGCCTGACGCAGCGCGGCGACCTGCCTGCCCTGCTCCACCACTGCGGATTCCAAATCTCTCCGGGCGGCGCGGCAGGCAACGAGGTCCGACCGCGCGGCGTCGAGTTGCGGGCGGTAGTGCCGCGCGCCGAACCAGACACCGCCGGCGGCGCCGAGACCGACCAGCACCAGGCAGGCCAGCATGATCGAGACAACACGGGCTGAGATCACGACAGCACCCTCTTCGCCCGCTCCCACAACGCCAGGCGCTCCGCCTGACCGTTCGTGCCGCCGTTGATGCGCCGAGTGATGGCGGCGAACTCGCCCCGGTCGGCCAGGTCGTTCAAGCCGTGACTGGCCCACCACCAGGCCGCCGAGATCGCCGCCCACTCCGGTTGCTCAAGCAGTTCCGGCTCCGCTTCCAGCGGCTGGCCCAGCCCGGCGCCGGCGGCGCGGTAGTTCGCCCGGCCGGTGATCTGTAGCAGGCCACGCCCGCGGAACCGCCAGCCGTCGCCCGACGCCTCGTCGCCATTGCCGTTGCGCGAGGCGTAGGCGTTGTTGGCGATGGCTCGGGGGTTGCGCGCCAGGCGCTGCGCCAGGGCGTTGGGCTGGCCGTCGGCATCGCGGTACCGGCTCGGCCAGGTCGCAGTCAAGCCGCGCGCGCTGTAGTTGAGGTTCTCCACCAGGTGGGTCAGTTGGGCGCTCTCGTGCCCGATCTGCGCCAGGAAAGCCGCCGCACGCACAGGCGACGTGATACCGAACCGCGTCATCCCGCGATTCAGCGCACCAACAAAAACGCCGGCTCGAGGGCCGGCGTTCGGGTAAATACGCAGCAGTTGCTGCTCAGTGATGGGCATGTAGTTCTCCAATGGCGCCCGCGTCGAAGCGGGCATGACGTTCAACCCCAACAGCCGGTATCATTCGCGGCTGATCCGCGCATTTGCAGAAGGGAAAGAAATGCTCTACGGAATTCAATACTTGCGCGGCATTGCCGCCCTGATCGTTGTCCTGTTTCATTTCAGATTCGTGCTTGACAACGTCTATGCAGAGAAGGCCCTGGGCTCGAACCTGTTCGGCGGTGGCGCAGTAGGCGTCGACATATTTTTCATGATCAGCGGCTTCATTATCGTATTCGCAACGAAAAGCAAACGAGCCGCGAATCCGCTCGACTTCGCGGCGAGACGGATCTTCCGTATATATCCGCTCCTAATACTTACGATGATCGTCGGTGGCATGACGGTATACGCAAAGACCGATTTCCTAACCCTAGCGCGGGCAACGATCCCCCTCAACCGCGACTACTCGATGGGCGCCCCGACGTTTGGTTTCAACATACACGGCCCGGCGTGGACGCTCACATACGAACTGTGGTTCTACGCTGTTTTCTGCGCAGCTATGTATGTTAGCCACAGATGGCGTACCGCAATCTGTTGTGCTGCGTTGGCGCTTCAGATAGTCGTTTTACAACTAGCGTTCGACGGCGCGCTATGGATCACCGCGTCCCGCTCCGTTAACTATGCGATTGACCAGCCATTTGCATATCTCGCCAGGTTCGCATCATCCACAATGTTCTATGAGTTCATAGTCGGAATGGTCGCGGCTGAACTTTTCATTTCCCGGCACCAGATAAGCAAGACTGCCGCTTCGGCTGTCCTGCTTTCCGGCATTGGAATTTTTATCGTGTTCTTCACGTCTCAGAACTCAGCAGGCTTCGGCCCTCAGGGCTTCGGAACGTGGTCCATTCTTCTGTTCCTTGGAGTTGTCGCATATCAGAAGTCGCACGAAATTGGCCCCAATAAAACGCTGTACTTCCTTGGCGAAATATCTTACTCGATGTATCTCTCTCACTACCTGATCGTTTCCATGATCCCGAAATATGCAAACCCTCTATGGGTTGCAACATCTGGTTTCTCCAGATTCTTCATGCTTGTCTTCGTGACAATAGCCGTATCTACGGTGATCCATTACCTACTTGAGAAGCCAGCAATACGGCTTGGCAAGAATATAAGTGACGCTCTTGCCAAGCCGAAACCTGCAATGGCTTAGTCGTTAATTATCTCGTACTTGTAAATCTCTGTTCCAGCCGCTGCACCTCCATCCGCAGTTTGAATTCTGATCTGTGAGTTGTTGGAGGATGCAGCAGGGTTCCCCCAGGGCTTCTTCGATCCTGCATCAAGAGATGCCGCCGCGGCATTCATAGGGATAAGATTCACGGCAGATGCGGTATTTATCCGTACATCCGGAACGTTCATGGAGGCCGCCGCAGCCATGGTGAACGAGCCACGAAATTTCCCTTTCCAGTAGGTTCCGACCGACGCCGAGTAAGGGGTAGCAACGTTGGTGAATATATTTGCAGCCTTCTCCGCTATGTTCGTAACTGGAGAGGCAACGCAAGAGATACCTACCGAAAAATTCGTGATTGTGTTTCCTCCCTGGATCGGGTTGGTAGTTGTTCCATCAAACGTAATGGCGTTTCCAGTGATCGCAACAGCTCCGAGCACCCTATTGTCACTCACGTCAGGTGAAGCGCATGCTGTAACGGAGATTCCACGACCAGCATTGACTAGAATTTCGTTGTTATTTACAACCAATCCTGCCGTGTACTCTGCTGCAATTGCAGCAACAGAAGTATTCTTGATCTTGTTACCCTTCACATGCATTCGGGTTATTTGCCCACTCCCTACACGCTGAGCCCGAATCCCATGCGTACCTCCCTCGCAAGTAAAGTTGTGAACCTCAATATCGAATGCCTGGGTATTGCTGTCGCTATAAGCGAACACGCCATACCGGCTAACTCCTGTCGCAATACACCCGATTACCTTCACATTGGTGCACGCCCTGAAATTATAGGCATCGATTACGTTCTTATAAATATTCCCTACGCAAAGAACGTTCCGAAGAGCATTCGGCTGCAACGCACTGACTGAGGTCACCCCGTAGTTCACATTCTCTACATAATTATTGGCAAAAATGAATCCATCGATATCGCCGATAGTTGTCCCTGCATTCTCAAGATCAACCGCTGAATATGTTGAGTCATAGAAGGCATTCCCGATAACTCTGACATTTATTCCTGACTCAAGCGTAATGCACTGGCGCTCAATATTCCTGAATGTGCACCCAGTGATCATAATGTTCTTGCACTGGAATCCGGACCCAACATCGGGAATTGTTGGCTCAATAATTATTGCATCACCCATGCTGAAGGTGACGGGAGTCGAGCCGATATTGATAATCGTCAGGTCTCGAACAATGACATTGTCCGCCACCAGAGCAATTCCATGCTGCCGATGATTTACATCGAAACTGTCTTTGTTCCCATTGATAGTACCGGGGCCATAGAATCCGAGGTTGTTAAGCTCTCCTCGCGCGTCGAATATACGAAGCGCATCGACCGAGTTCGGGTGAGAAACTATCTCGGCGCCGCCAAAGAACACATGGATGTCAGAAAACATCTGGACGGATGTGACCTGGAACTTGCCTGGCCCAATGAATACCGACACGGGCTTGCCAGTTGCTGCGATGGCTGCTTGTGCAGCGCTGATCAGAGCCTGGAACGCCGGAGTCCAGTTCCAGGTCGACGGGTCAGGCGATGGCTTGTCAGAGACCAGCTCCGCGAACTCCCAGACCCGGATTGGAATAGAGTCCGCTAGCTGCTGGATGGTGTCGATCGACGCGGAAAGTTGGGTGCGCTTCCAGCCGACCAGCGTGCCGCCGTCCTGCTCTGCGAGCTCCTGGCGGAGCGATTGGTCGTTGCGGAATACGAGCAGCGGCTCGTCGGCGGACCAGGTGCCGGAGAGCTCGATAGGGAACGATGCCGGCAATTTGATGCTGTAGATGTTCCCGCCGCGCTGGATAAGCTTGGCGGCCGAGTCAACCAAAAGCGGGGTGCCGTCAACATACTGCAGCGGTGGCAACTCGAACCCAGATCGGGCGAGGAAGGTGTTTACCTGATCCTCGATGCCTACCCAGGACTTTTTAGAACGACCGAGACGGTCCGTCCAAGCAAGTGCCGTCCCGTTCATCGCGAGATCAAGGTTGCCGGTGTTGTCGTGGGCGTCGCGGAAGTCGGACGATCCATCCGGCTCAACCGCATTCATGGTGTTGTATCGGAAGGGCATGGTTGCTCCTAGAAAGCAAAAACCCCGCACTGGGCGGGGTTCTTCATGGGGATGGTGTGTTGGCGGTCAGACCGCCTCAGGCGGTGCGGTGGCGTTGTCGTTGATGTAGAGCCGCTCGTCGTAGTTCACGCCGCGGACGGAGCAGCTCTCGAGGCCCTTCGGGTCCACGCCGGTGATCAGCACCGGGTGGATGCGGCCGAACAGGAGATGCGGTGGTTCACGGGTCCAGGAAAGATCGGGGACGAAACCCAGTGAGGGTACCCACATGCGGTATTCGTCGATTCTCGATGCCCTCCAGGGGCCGTCTACGCGTCCGTCCGGCTTGCGCAGGGCGACCCTTGCCATCGCCATTGAGGCCCAGTCCAGCGGCTCGCTGCTCTCCAGTACGAAGCCGGTGCCTTGGGGCTTGAGCGATTTCAGGAATGCACTCTGCCCGCTCCCTGGCGTGTCGTCGGACACAGCGGCCAGGCTGAGATAGCCGCTGTTGTTCGCGTCAAGCTCCGTCTCGAACGAGTAGTTCCACCGCCGGTAGCGCTGCTCTGCCGCTCGGCGCATGCCCTTCTGATACGCCTTGTTGACGTCGCTCACCCCGACCGCGCTGACCTTCTCTGGCTTCAACCCCAACTGGCCAGGGAGGCGGCACTTGACCGTCTGTTTCTGGAATGTTCGGCCGTCGATGTGCTCGACGTCGACGCCGTCGTTGTCGTCTGGGGTTGGCGTGCTAAAGGTTCTGGACAGCGACCCTTTCATGTTCTGTGCCGAGTAGGCCCAGACCTCGCCATTCGCCGCCGGCGTGGTGTAGAGATGATCGACACCCTCGCGCAGCCCATCGCGAACCGGACGCAGCCGCCCGCGCCCAATGGTCAGTTCAGAGAATCCCGCGGCGAGGATATCGCCCAGCACTTCCTTCACCGTCGACGTCGACTCGTACTGGTGATCGAACGTGTCGCCTCGCTGCGCCCAGATATCGGCCAGTGCATCGATCTCGACCAGGTCGAGGTCTGCATCCTCGTAGCCAACGGACTTTGCGACGTAGCAGAACGGCGCCACCAGATCCCGGACAGGCCGCGGCTCCGTCCAAGCGCCGTTCTGGCGCGTCGGGAGTATCCGGGTACCGATCACCGAGACCCGATTCTCGGACTGCGCACCCAAGCGGCCGCCGCCGGCGACCGCCACTGAAATGACGGTCATTCCGGGGTACGACGACGGGCTCGCTAGCCTGGCCCGTAGGCCGTACCACTGCACGGTGTCCTGGATGGTGGTCTCGGTCGATTTCGCACCGATCCGACGCATCCTGACCTCAGGGCGCATTGCATACGGCAGGTTGATCCGGCGCGTGAATGCGATCTGGTCCAGAGTCGCCCGGCTGATGGTCTCTCGGTACGAGGTCCATGCGCCGGCCAGGGCCATGTCGCGCCACTGCAGTTCGATCTCGACCTGCCAGTTGAAGAGTCTCCCTTTCTTGTCCACCCCTCCGAGGCCTTGCGGGAACATGTAGTCGAACTCGATCGCGGTGGCTTTCTCAGCCTCCGGGTTCCCTGCGAACGGGCCGGCCCAGTCTCCCTCCAGCGTGGAGCCGTCCAGTTTCAGGACCGCCGAGTTGCTCTCGATGTAGTCGAATCCAGGCCAGGCAGTGTCGTCGGAGCCGGTATCGGTCAACCGGTCCAGCGCCAATTGGCTGGAGCTCGCAGCGGTGATCCGGTACCGGAGCCCGCGGTAGCCAATACACGCCCAGCCCGTGCCGTACTGCAACCCAGAAACGGGGGCACCGCTGGTGGTATTGAGCGTCATCGACGCTGGCGTAGACCCTGCCGGCGCGGTGTAGCTGTTGACGACGTAGATGCCTTCGTTCGCCCCGGTGACCTCGATAACCATGCCTGGGAACGCGCCGAGTTGGGCGAGTGGGCCGGATATCGTGTCTCGGCCGCCCACTCCGGTGCCGGCGGTGACGTTGTACTGGTACATCACTTCGACGCGGACGATCATCCCGGCAGCCCAGCCAGTGGGGAACTGGCCGGCCCCGACGGGAACGGTGACCAGGTCGCCGTCGAACTGGTACGCCTGGGCGTTTGCAGACTGGTCGACCGTGGTGGTAGTCCGGAGGTCGATCCCCGCGGTGCCCGTCGCCGTGGCGCCGACCTCGGCAACCGAGTGCCACCACTCCGCAGCCGGGTCGCCGGACACACTCTCACCCGGCCGATAGAGGTGGTAGCGGGCGTTATTACCGAGCGAGATGATCGGCGTGTCGCCGATCATGATGTCGCTGGGATGGATCTCGTAGTCGCCGATCCCGACCGCCAGCAGCATCTGGACCCACTCCGTCCGCTCGCTGGGGAAACGCCGGCATTGCGGGACGATGTAGTCGGGGTAGATCTTGTTCCGGCCAAACGCCTCCCGGACGATGTCGCCGTAGCGGACCTGGTTCGCCTTGGTCCGCGCGCTCTCCAGCGGGTCGCCTTGGCGCGGGTTCTGGGTGCTCGGCATCTTGATCCGAGGCATGAACAACCGAAACAGCGCCTGGGCGCTCTTGATCGCGGCGATTGTGATCGAGATCGGATCGATGCCCTTCGGCTCTTTCCAGATGTGGACCTCGTCGTCTGGCCCGATTTCGGTCACCCGCCAGCGACTGAAGTGGACGAGCCGACCGTTGACCGAGATGCTTACCGGGTTCAACTCACCCCGGCGGATGCGGCGCCGATTGCGGCGATAGCTCGCCACGTTCCCACGCAACCAGGTGTCGATTGGCATCCGCGCGCGGATGGGGTACTGGCGCAGCGGCTCAGGATCCAGCTTGTTCGCGAAGAATTCGATCACGGTAGAAGATCACCCGGGTGAAGTTTTCGAGGAAATCCTGCAGGCGCACCAGGCGTGCGCCGGACGCTGGATTGATTTCGAGTACCTGCAGCCGCCCCTCCCTAGCCACGACCAGGGCAACGTGGACGCAGACCGCCCCATCCATGCCGGCAGCGATGGCGCCGGCGAACGGTTCGCACTCTTCCAGGGCGGCCTGGACCTGGCGCTGGTAGGCGCGCTGGAAATGGTGCGGGCTGGTATGTCTCACCTCCCCGAAGCTGGAGAGCATGGGCATGCCGTAGAGCTCATGACGCGCCAGCCGGGTGAGTCCCCAGCAATCGACGCGCGGCAGCTCGCGCCCGCCGTCCTCGTAGACGGCGGCGAGATATCGATCGAGCATGGGTCAGCCTTCGTACTTGATGCAGGGTGCGTTCTGGGAGTTGAAGTCGACGCGGGGCCAGCGGGTGCCAATCAGGTCGAAGTAGCCGGCCTGAATTTCGGCATGATCGACCTCCAGCACGCCGCTCTTGACGGTCATGTGGTAGTCGCGCTTCGGTCTGGAGAGGTCCGTGCTGAGGTAGAGCCGCATGGTCAGCCGGACCCGCTTCTCTGCATCGACGGCCTGCTGGATCAGGTTCTGGGATTTTCCAGTCACGCCGTCGATGGCAAAGGTGATCGTCTGGTTCCCGGTGTTGTCCGACTTCGGCAACGAGGCATCGATCCCGCCAGCCTCGAAGGTCAGAGTTCGGCCATCCTCGGTACCGGCGGTGACATTGTCGTAGCCGTGCGTCAGCAACACCGGGGCCGGCCAGGCATCACAGGTGATCTCCAGTGTTGGAATCAGCACCTCGTCGGCCGGCGAAGCGAAGGCAACTTCGAGTGGGTCCATCTCATGCCTCCGGCCAGTGGCCATCGCGGTTCATCCCGAGATCCAGGATGTTCATGTTGAACCAGTAGTCCGGGAACTCCTCCCAGCCTGGCGGCATCAGGGGGCGTTCGCGCAGTTCGAGCGTCGCGCTGTACTCCCAGCGCCTGACCTGCACCAGCTCGGCGCCCTCGTACATCCCGAGAATCCGGCAGGTGTACGGCAGGAAGCCAAGCGGCGTCTGCAGCATCGCTTCGAACCACTTCGTTCCGTCCACCAGGGTGCGAGCGAACCACGCCTCGAAGAAGGCGGCCTGCTGGCTATCCATGTTCCAGGTGACTTTCGCCCTGGTGGGTACGCTCTGGGTTCGCCGGCGTTCTCGAACGTAGCCCGAAGCCATCGGAGTCGACAGCTTCGGGTTCGTCGTCTCGAAGGCGTAACCCTGTTGCAGCGGGTGCGGCAGTTGCGCCGGATATTTGATGATGTCGTCACTCATTACCGTCCCACCGTGGTAACGCCATATTTACCGGCCATGACCTGGTGTACCTGGCCATCGCCTTCCATGCTCCCGCACACGACGTCGAGCACCCACTGGGCGTTCTCCATCCTGACGTTTGCCTGGGTGCCGGGCGGCGCGTTGAAGATGTTGACCTCTGGCGCGAGACCGGCCGAAGCGGTGGCACCGCTGGACGAGCTCGACGCAGCGCTGCCGCTCGGAATCCGGTCGTTGGAGTTGATCGCCTCGAGCAATGACCGATTCCGCCTGGTCGCCTCGGCATTCACCACGAACTCGCCGTTGCTGAGCCAGCGGAGGTTGCTGTCGGAGGTGCCGGTGCCGGCGCCGTTGACCATCCCGCCAGTGGCTAGGCCTGGGATCACCGCCAGCGACGATGCCAGGGCCGTGGTGCTGGTGAGCGCGGCCGACGCGGGGATCGCTGCGCCGCCGAGAGTCGCAATCGACGCAAACGCCGCCGCCGGCGCCCAAGCCGCAGCGGTTGTGCCTGCCATGGCTACCGTGGCGGCGGTCTGAGAGGCGCCCAGGGTCATGGCCAGCACCGCATTCGCGGCCAACTGGACACCCATCTTCACGAAGCCTGCGATGATGTTCTTCAGAACCTCTTTCCCGAGGTCGCCAAGAGTGCTCAGCGAGAAGTTCAGGCTGGTGATGCTCTCGGATATCCCGGTGGTTAGGGTCTCGAAAGCGCTGGAGAAGATGCTTTGCGTTTGCCCAGCCACGTTTGTCGCTTGCGCGCCGAAGTTCTGCACCGCAGCGGTCCAGCCATTGATGGGGTTGGACATGGCCGCGTCCATCTGTGCCCAGCCCGCCTCCATCGCAGCGACCTGCTGTGGCAGATACTCGTTGGTCAAGTCGATCTGCGCCTGAAGCTCCTGCCGCTGCTTCTCGGTTGTGGCCTGGGCCAGTTCGGTCCGCAACTGAAGGACTCGGTCGTTGGTCTGCTGCTCAAGTTGGAGCCGCTGCTGGTACCGTTCGGCTTCCTTGCCGCCCATGCCGACCGCCGCGGCTTGGGCGGCGTACTGCTGGCGCTGAATCGAGAGTTGCCGCTCCATCTGCGCTTGGTACTGCTCGGCTGCGGTGAGCCCTTGGGCGCCCTTGATAGCCGCGGCGTAGTTAAGCGACGCCTGCGCCAGGGCCTTGCCGTACTCGTCGAGCGTGATTTTGCCCTTGCGCCAAGCGAGGTCGAGTTGCTGCTGCTCCTTGGTCAGGGTGCGCACAGCCTGGCCGGCCGGGTCGTACTGGGCCAGCAAGCGGGAGGCGGTATTGTCAGCCTCACGCACGCCGACATTCTGGCCGCGGGTCTTCGGCGCACTCTTCTTCGCCTCACGCGCCTTGATGTCGGCGATCTGCTGCTCGATGTTCTTGCGTGCGACCGCGAACTTGGTCTCCTCCTCGGCTGTGAATCCGCCCGCCTCCATGGCGGCCTTTCGAGCCTTGTCGAGTTCTACCAGTTGCTTCTGGAGCTTCTCGGTCTGCGTCTGCGCGGCGGCGAACGTCGTGTTGATCGTATCGATGCCTTTCTTTCCGGCCGCCTGGATCGCGTTGTTCGTTGCCTGCTCCAGGTTCTTCGCGCCGTCGGCGGCGATCTTCGCCTGAAGGTCAGCGGCGCGCTTATATAGCGCATCGAGACTGGGCTGGCTGATCCCCAGGCCAAACGCGGCCCGGCCGCCTCGCCCAATGCCCTTCTGGGCATTCTCGATCTGCTTGTAGACCTTCTGCAGTTGCTGTTCCGGCGACTCGGTACGGCCTATGTCGAGCATGGCATCCCATGCTGACTTCGCGGCACTCTTCAGTCCGTTCCAAGCCTTCTCTACCACCCCCAGGTTCTGCTCCATCTCCGTGGAGCGACTGGCCAGCGCGTTGGCGTATGCCTCGGTCGCAAGTCGAGCAGCATCCATTGTGCGCCCCTGCTCCTGCAGCGACTGGATGTTCGCGTACTGGCTCGCGGTCAGGAAGTTGAGCTGGTCGTCGAGCTTCTTCACCGCATCGACTGGGTTCTTGGCCAGGTCATTGAAGCTGTCGACCACCTCCTCGACAGACTGGTCGGTGACCTTCGACCAACTGATCGCCGCCGCGGCGATCTTCGGGTAGAGGATGGTCAGTTGGTTGCCGGCGCCGGCCAGTTGCGTCAGCGCGCTGGCTGCCTGCGCTACTGTCGCGTTCCCAGCCCCGACCTGCTGCGCGAAGACCGAGAGTTGCCCGGCGGTGGTTCCGGCGGCGTTGCCGTTCTTGACCAGGGCGTTGGTCAGGCGCGACGACTCCACCGAGCCCTGGTAGAAAGCCAACGCCAGCACGCCAGCGGCGGCGGCGGCGATGGTGTAGGGATTTACCAGGCCGGCGATGTAGCCCCCGACGGCGCGCGCAGCCGGCCCAATTCCACCGAACATGTCCTTGAGTTGGCCGCCCTGCTGGAGCAGCACGGTCAAGGGGGCCTGGCCAGAGGACAGGCCGACAACGATGTCCGTGATCTGAGCCGGCAGCATCCGCATGTTCGCCGACAGCGCTTTGGCCGACATCCCAGTGCGGTTCATGCCGCCCTCGGCGTCGCCCAGGGCATTGCGCATTGCCTTCAGCCGCTCGGTGTACTCCGCCACCGTCTCAGCATCGACCAGGCGCAAGTTCTTGTAGCGAGTGAGCCGTTGCTGCATGTCGTCGAGGCGGTCGAGCGCCGCGACAGTGGGATTGATCTGCCCCAGCAGGCGCGCCAGGCCGGCGCGTTCTGCGTCGAGGTCACTCGCGGCTTCGCGCGCGCCGCGGCCGGCACGGCTGGTGGACTGGTCCAGGTTCTGGGTCTCGTCCGCTGCCCGCGACATGTTCGCAGCGATGCGCGACAACTGCGCGTTGATCGCGCTCTGCCCCTGGGAAAACGTGCTGAACGTCGACACCAGATGCGACATCTGGGTGTTCAACTGCCCAAGTTGCGCGTTCGACTGGGCGATGCCCGTGTCGAGCCGACCGATACCCTGGCCCACCGACGACATCGCGTTTTCCAGGGCGACAGCGCGGGAGACAAGCGCCGTCATCTGCGAACTGGTCGACTCCGTCGCGCGCTCGATACGCGATAGCGACGCAACGGTAGCGGCCGCAGCCTTACTCATATTCGAGCCGAGGCGGACAGTCACCTCGCTGAGGCGGGAGGTGCTGCCGGCGGCTTCGTCCCCGCTGCGCTCCACCCGGTCCAGCGCGTCGCTAAGGCTGGTCACGTTCTTCTCAGCGCCCCGGGAGTCGATGATTATTGAGAGGCGACTTTCTTCCGCCATGGCGGTCTCCGGGTTCTTGTTCAGCAGATTCTGATTGCACCGCGGCCCACTGGGCGCGGTACTCGTCGTCGAGAGCGAGGACCGCCGCCTCGAACTCGGCGATGGGGATGGCGGTGGGGTAACGCAGGAGGTAGGCGTCGATATCGCGGTGAGAAAGCGGGGCCGGCGCGCCGATCATGCCGATGAACTGCCGGCCCCTGCTGATCCGGTGGTAGGCCTCGAGCACCTCGGCGCAGACGGCGTCTATGGTGGGCTCCGCAGGGACCGGGAGCCCGAACCGTTCATGCTTCCATCGCTTCTTCTCGTTGTCGGGCCCCGCCCAGTCCCGAGCCCAGCGATACGCGCTCAGGACTTTCCCACGGTCTCCTGGGTACGCAGATCCGCGCGAACCGCGATGTCGGTGCCGGTCTTGAGCGCAAGCCAGTAGGCATCGGGGTGTTGGCGCATCAGCGCCTGGCCGCGCTCCGGCGTGTAGTCGGCGGGCACACCGGGTGCCGCCTCGTCCTGCACACCCTTCCAGTCCTTGATGATGTGCCTGGCCACCAGGCCAATCAGCAGGTCGTCGATGTTGTCGAACTGAACATCGGCCAGAGTCAGCGGGCTGAACTGGCTGGTTCCGACGCCGGCCTGAGCATCGATCGCCTGCATGTGGCGGTTGATCATCGCGTGGTGGGATTGGAAAAGCGGATCGCCAGTCGACGCCACCAACAGCGAAAGGTCGGCCTCCGCTTCTACGTCGCAAGGCGACAGATGCCCCTGCTCGTCCAGTTTGAGATGCAGCCAGCGGGTGCCGTACAGGTCGATTTCGGGCTTTTTCTTCAGGGTGATGGCCATGGTGTTCCTCTGCGGTAAAAAGGCCCGGCGCGCACCGCAGGGCGCGCCAGGCAAGGGGTTACGCGGTTACGGTGATCGCGCAGGTATCGGTCTTGGTCGGGTCCGCGGTGCTGGTAGCTGTGATCGTTGCGGTGCCTACGGCCACGCCGGTGACCAGGCCGGTGTCGTTCACGGTGGCGATCGCTGCATCGGAGGTGGACCAGGTGACGGTCTGGCTGGCGCCGGCCGGTAGAACCTCGGCTTCCAGGTCTACGGTTTCACCGGCGGCGACCGAGGCGGTATCCGGCGTGACGGTGACGCTTGCAATCACGATCGGCGCCGGCAGGCGAGTGATGGTCGGCGGGATGCGGCGCGCGGTGTAGTTCAGTTCGACCTGGACGATTTCCTCTGCGCCGGCATCCGGCCAGGACCCGTTCACTTCCATCTCCGGGAGGCTGATGCGATAGCCGCCGTCGGCGTTGCTGACGGTGAACTCCAAACTGATGGCGTCACCGGTCTGCTGTGCCTTCCAGAGCTGATAGGCCATCTTCGACCAACTGATCGTGATCGATCCCGACGGCGTGAAAGTCGTGGGGATGATGTTGCCCGGGAACGGGTTGCCGTTGCCGATACAGCGCTGGGTCTGTACCGCGTTGTCGAACTGCAGGTTGAAGCTGTCGACGCAGGCATTGCCCTCTCCCACCTGCTGGTCGTTGAGCTTTAGGCCGCTGATGTCCTTGAACGAGTAGCGGCGCTGCGCCGGCTCCGGCTGGGCGTTGACGATGAACGAGGTGTCATCGGCCTTATCGCTCCAACTGGTGGCAGCGAACGTGGTGGTGACGGTGATCTCGTTGTCGCCCGGGAAGTCGAGCGCCATCGTCGCAACCTGGGCACCACGAGCGACACCGGCGACGCCGATATCCGCGGCATAGGTGGCCAGGGAAAAGGATATGCGGTCGTTACCCATGGTCAGGACGTTCGCGACCCAGTTCTTGCCGAAGCAGGAGGCCATGAACTCATCCAGCGCCCCGTAGCGCCATTTGCTCTCGATGTCACCGCCAACGTCGACGGTGGTCATGGCGGTGCCCTGGGCCATACGGTCGGCACCGATCTCGTTGTTGGCCTCGGAGTTGTAGGTCGGTGTCACCCCGTTGCTGATACGGGTGAACGTGTGCCAGTCGCCCGGCGGGGTGACGCCGGGGGTTACCTCTTTGATCCAGGCAAGCTGGACCTTCGCGCCGCTACTCATGGGGGCGTTTCTCCTGTGATAGGCGAAAAAAAACCGCCGTGCGGCGGTGGGTGGGTCGGGCTCAACCAGCCCGGTAGGGGATCGTCAGGTTGGCCTGGTACCAGCCGTGTCCATCATCGCCGGGAACGGCTTGGGAGACGGCAAAGCACTCGAACGGCAGGACCGGGTCGCTGTAGAACTCGAAGTGCTCGCGCAGCGTATCGGCGGTCCGGGTCAGCAGCAGCGTGCCTTTGTAGGTCGGCACGAAGAGTTGCACGATGATCAGGCCGCTGCGGCGAACACAGGGGCCGTTGCCGATCTCGGTAGCCGCAGAGGCGCCGGGGATATCCGCCAGGCGCGCCCAGATCAGCTTCCCGTCCGGCTTGAATGGCCCTTTTGGGTTGTTCGGGTAATCGACGTCGTCGGCCGGGATCGCGGCCCATTCGGTCATGCGCGTGATGATGACTGCCCGGATCTGTTCGAAGGTCATGAATGTCTCGCCGTGACGCTATGGAAACTGACGCCATATATGCCCGCCGGGGCCTGGCCGGAGTGACCATCCTCCAACGGCGGCGCATAGATCAGGTTGTTCTGGATGTAGACCACCGAGTACGGAGCCAGGCCGGCCAGGGCCGCCTCGCCATAAGCCAAGGTCTCGTTCCCGTCCTTGTCGTAGCGGTTCACCGAATAGAAGACCGGCTCGCCGACGCTGACCAGGTTATTGGCCTTGAACCGGCCGGTGAGTACCGGTGCGCGGATGGTGATCTGCTCGAGCATTTCGATGGTCAGCCGCCGCTGGTGGTTGGCCACGGCCTGCCCGACATTCTCGGCGAAAGCCGACGGAGGGATGCTCCAGGACCTTCCTCCCTTCCCCTTTGCCATCACGCTTTCCTCAACTGCAGATCGTGATGCACGCCGGCGGGATCACCGCCAACGCGCACGATGCGATAGCCCGCCAACGGCCCACCAAGGATCGGCACCACGTCGGTAGTGCTCAGTTCATGGCCGACGGCGGGCTGGTCCGACACCTCGTTGATCAGAGCGATCAGTTGGATGTCGCCGACCAGGATGTTGATTCCGTCGATGCGGTTGGCCTCGTAGTTGTGGAAGACCCCGCGCCCGGAGTACCGCACGGGTTGGCTGGTGGTGGTCTCGGTGACCGGATCGAAGACGCCCGGCCCCGGATACTCGCCAGCGAACGAGGTCACCGACTCGCTGAACACGCTGTCGAACATCTGGCCGAAAATAGCCTGCATCTCGTCACGCACGGATACCTCCGATTTCGTACTCGACCCAGCACCGGCAGCCGGCGGTTTCGTTGTCGCCGGCCCCGAGCGTCTGGTCACCGGGGAACATCAGCAGCGCGCCACCGCCCGTCACGAACGGACTACCGAGTTGCTGTCGCTGGCCCTGCATCGGCGAATGAGTGTGCCGAACGCGGTTGTCGCCGACGTTGTGCCAGGTCTTCAGGACTCTGCTGCGCTCCAGTCCATTGGCGACGAGTTGCTCGTAGACCTGATCCCGTCCGGCGCTGAAGGCGTCGTGTGCCTCAGTCGCGGCGATCTGCTCGGCACGGGTCCGCAGCAGTCGCTCGGAATAGCGGCCTACGATGCGATCGACATCCGCCGACGGGACCGGGCGACGCGCCTCGACGGCTCGCTCGACCAGCCTGTCGAACCGCCGATCCCTGCGAATGCGTGTCAGGTACTGGCGCATCTGCGCAGGGTCCCCGCTGAGCAACTGGGCGCGGGCGTTGGCCACTGCCTGGGCGTAGTTGCCTGAGAGTCCAGTGATTCCACCGGTTCGCTGCCCGGTCTGCGGGCTTCGCCGGCCGACGATATCGAGTGCTGTCGCGCGCGGCGGGCGCCCCAGGAGGTCGGCCATCTGGATCGTGTGGCGGACAGCCAGGCGCGTAGCATCATCGATGTCGCGCTGCAGGGCGCGGGCATGCTCCGATAACCAGGTCGACGGCCCCGGGCCTACAGGGTCGAACTCCGGGACCGGCCGTCCCGGGAAAAACTTGATTTCGAGGGTCGCGCCGGCCAGGTAGGTGGACCGCAGTTGCTCCAGGAACACCGCCAGCAGCCCCAGCGACAGCGCCGAGACAATGGAGTCCTCATCCTGCTCGTTGATGTAGCGCTCGATCTCAACCACGACAGCGGCATCCGTCACCGACCTGACGCGGTCCAGGTACGCCCTCTGCAACGCCGGCTCCTTTCCCTCGATTGCGCGTAGGATCTCGGCTTCGGTCATACCGTGAATACCGCTGGCATCGGGCACCGCAACACCATGATCGGCGCCAAGAGATCGTTGATGACCCCGACGAAGGGCTTGTTGGGCTGCTCGTCGCCTTCGGCTGGGCCGAAGAACTCGGTTTCGAGCGGCCCGACCTTGGCGCGTTTCACCGCGGTGGTCGCAACGTAGTCCGGATTCAGGCTGCCGGGCTTCAGTAGCTCGCGCAGCGCGGCCTCGTAGGTGGCCTGCTCGACCTCCCGCGGCACCTCATCAGCCGGAACGGGCTCCCCGTCACGGTCAACGGCGCCTACGCGCGGCCATTGCAGTGCTTGGGCTCGCCCTCCGGCTTTCTTGCCAGGAAAGACCAGCACGCATTCAGAGACCGGCTGTTGGGTGCCGAGGCCGTCGATGTAGGCTGATGCCCGGGCCAGCGCTGCTTCCTTGTCGGCCTCAGCAGCAGCCGCCCAGGCGGCATTGCCCCGGGCCTGGTGGTAGGCATCAGAACCAGCCACGGTTCCGTAGAAGTCGGCCATCATCGTTCTCGAATAGGTGGGCCATCCTGGCCCGGTCGACCATCCGTGAGGCGGGTATTACTGCTGCTCGGCCTGCTTGTCGGCCAGGGCCTTCTGGAGTTCTTCCAGGGAGGCATCAGGACCAGCCGGCACTCCGAGGGCGGCCAGTTGCTCGATCAGCGCTTGTTTCTGAGCCGCTTCGTCAGCGGGCAGCGTGGCCTTGGCCTTGACCTCTGCCAGTTTCGAAACCAGGGTCTCGGTCTTGCTGTTGGCGCCGGCATTCACGCCCAGGGCCTTCAGCTCGGCGAACAGTTGCTGGCGGTACGCCTCTTCGCCGCCCTGGCCGTCACTCTGCACGCCGCCCTCGACCACCAGCACGCCGGTGACCACGTAGAAGGCAAGGTTCTTGCGGTCCTTGATATCGTCCCACTCGGGCACGTCAACAGACGCGCCCGGCGGGATGACGGCGCCGCTCGGCAGGCCGATGGGGGTGATGCGGTTGGTATTGGTGATAAGCGCCATAGTCCACCCCCGTCAGATGCCGTCGGTGTAGCGGACTTCCGCCGGACGACGGATATCCACGCCACCGAGGCGGAAGATGCCGGGAACTTCCCAGCGAATCGGGCCGGCCTGGTACACCGGCAGGAAGCGGTGCGGCATCGGGATATGCATCTTCAGCACCGACGGATCGCGGCGGTAGCTGATCATGCGCGCGGTGCCGCCGGCGCCTGCGGTATCCAGGCCCTTCAGGCCGCGGATGGTGAGCGGGCGACCAGTGGTGGCGGTGTAGACGTTGTTCTTCTGCAGGTAGGTGAGGATCGTCTCCAGACCCTGTTCGTTCACCTTGCGGGTGGCGATCAGCAGGAACTTCGCGTAAGGCAGCAGCAGGGTGTCGGAGAACGCGGTGAACAGCGTGCCTTGCGTCTGGAGGGTCAGCGCGGTGTTCACGTCGGCCAGGATCTGGTCGGCGGTGGCGGTTTCCCAGTTTCCGGTGACAGCGCTGCCGGCGGTGACGCCCGGATAGTTGAACAGGCCACTGAAGCCCTTAGACGTATCGCCAGCCAGGGCCACGCGGTCCACGAACTCCTCGTAGGCGCGACGCGCGGCGGCGGCATCGTCACCGGTCAGGTTGATGCCGAGCATCTGCGCCTGGCTGATCTCTTCCAGACCATAGCCATAGCCGATGGCAGCCATGTGCACGCTCGACTCGAACTTCGAGCGCTCGGTGCTGGCCAGCGGCAGGTCGTCGGCGTTGCCGTTGACCCAGTCGGCCTTGCCCACCTTGTCGGCAGAGTAGAAGGTGACGGTCTTGATCCACTCGGGCGCCGAGGTATCGACCGGGATCAGTTGCGGATACTGGATATCCGGGTAGACGATCTCGTTGACCTGGCGCTCGATGTAGGTGGTCTGCGAGACCACGAAGCCCAGGGCGGCCTGGGCGTCGAGCAGCTTGAATCGGCTCATGGTTTCTCCTTAGCCCAGGCGGACTTGAGCGAGTTGATTGGTGCCAGTGGTGCTGGTGTCGAAGCGCGCCCCGGCGACCTGCACGTTGTCGGTCGCGACGTTGGTCCAGGCGCCGGTGGCCGGCACGAAGTAGACCGGATCGCCTGCGGCAACCTGCACGGAAGCGGTCACCCAGATGGCGCCCTCGGTCATGACGCGGGCCGACTCGTACTGGCTGTACTGGTTAGCCTCGGCCTTGACGGAGCGGTCGCGGACGCTGATGCCGACGAACTTCGCGGCGGTATCGCCAGTAGTCGGCGCACGGCCGGCCTTGGCGGCGGTTCCCTGCATGACCGGGATGCCGAACGCCAGGCCAGCAGAGGCCTCGACAGTGCGAGAGATCAGGGTCTTCGGGACTTCGTCGACGATCATTCCCGGCAGGCCGGGGCGGATGTTCGCGCTGTAGGTGGTTTGAACGGCGGGCATTATTTGTCACCTCCTTTCCAGGCGCCGTTAACACGGGCCTCGTAGGCCGCCTGACCGTTGTCAGCCGGGTTCGTCGGCTTGCTGTCCTGTTGCTTCAGATGGACACGCACCGGGTCGTTACCGGCGGCATCCTCGAGCAGGATGTCGAAGCGGGCGGCGATGTACGCCTCCGGCTTGTCCTTGATGGCGGCGTCGCCCAGCTTGGCCACGACAGCCGCCTTGCGGATCTCGGCGGCGGACTTGCCGGCATAGTCGCCGTCAGCGATCAGCATCGCGCTGGCGATCAGGTCGGCGCGCTCACGCACCAGTTTGTCGATGTCGGCGTCGCTCAGTACCTTGGCCTTCAGCCCATCGATTTCGGCGTCCTTCTTCGCCAGTTCGGCGTCTTTCGCTGCCATCGCGGTGGCGTGGGCGTCTTGGATGGTCTTGAGGTTCGCCCCGGCGTCGCCGAGTTGCTTCTGCAGCTTCTCGACGACCTGGGCGCCCTGCTCGGTGGTCTCGATCGTGAGGCCATCGACCAGGAGTTTGCGGAGTGCATCAGCCATGTCATGGCCTCCTGTGGGGGTTGGTTGCGCAGGTTTCTTGGCATCGGGGGTGCGCGAATCCCCGATGCGCAGTTGCTCGCCGCCCCTGGCGTGATCGACCAGGGCGAGGTGGTTCATTCGCATCGGGCCAAGCCGGGCGTCGTAGGTCTCGCCGGTGGGGGTCACCCCATCCTCGAAAATGACCTCTGCCTCGAGCCCCATGGATAGCTCGCGCTTTCCTGCCTCGTAGTCGCGGATCGCATCGGCATCCATCAACACCAGAGGCACGCGCACGAAGTCGCCGTCTCGCAGGACCTCCGAGCCGGTCTGGCCGATGGCGAGCTGCTTCCAGTTCTCAGCGGTGACCTCGCCGTGGTGGCCGTTGGTCATGGGGCGGTAGGCGTAGGAGCGCATGGCGTCCTCGGCGAAAACCGATTCCGGCGGCCGGTACACGCGGACAATGGGTATGTCGGGCTTGCCGACCTCGGAACCCAGGTATTCCTGGATGCCAGTGCGCGCTACCCGGGCATCGGCCACGAGGTAGCCGTCAGCGGTCCGGCGAACGCCGGACACCGACACGGAGTCATGGAGAAGCATCGTTATTCCTCGTCGAGGCGATCCGCCCAGCCCCCGTCGATCTCCTCGAAGACCTCCGGGCCGAGTTCGATGACGCCGCGGTACGGCTCAACCTGGTCAAGGTCGACGCTGCCGGGCTGGTAGGTGAATGTGATATGTGGCTGGTAGTCCGGCCAGTCCCAACTGGCGCCGGCATCGCGAATTTCGACGTGCCGCCAGGTCAGGTCAGAGGAGTTGAACAGCAGAACCACGGCCCCTTTGCCGAACTGCTCGACCAGGCGCGGGCCGCCGGCGGAACAGGTCAGGTTTCCGTTCGGCTTGACCGTCCAGGCCTGGGTGACCTTCATCCAGTCGACGGGCGTCCGGCTGTAGGCGATGGTGACGTGCAGGTCGTCGGCCGGGAGCGTGGTCTCGAAGCCCTGGTCCTTAGCCCAGTCAATGATCGCGCCGGCGTTCAGCACCCGGCGCGAGACGTACAGCGTGCGAGGTGCCGCGTCGTTCAGCGCCTGGCTGGACGATCCGTTGCCACCCTCCTCGTCCTGCTCGCCCTCGGGCACTTCGGAGCCGAACTCCTCCAGCGCCGACTCCAGACCGGGCATCACGCTGTTCTCGACCAGCAGGGTCTCGGCAGCCTTGCTGAGCGCGTCCTCGGGGAAGAGCCTTGTCTCGGCGATGGTCTTGATAGTCTCGGCGGTGATCTTCCCGATGTCCGCCCGCTCCTTCGCCGTGGTCTGCCAGAGGCTGTTCCAGACGTAATGGATCTCCGGCGGTCGGCTGCCCAGCGCGGACCGCACCAGGCACTCGTCCAGCACCGACATGGCCGGCGTAATGTCGAGTTCCTGGCTGGACTGGATGCGGTCGTAGTAGTTACGCAGGTCGGCCTCACCAGTGGAGTTCATGCCGGCGGGTGACTGGCTGAGCATGCGCGTAGCCGGAATATCGGCAGCGCCGCAGCCCGCTTGCATGAAGCGGTCCATGATGTCCGGCAGCGTGCCGAAGTTCGCCGATTTGCTGTCGTACTCCTCGTCCTTGTCCAGCATCAGGGTGCCATTGATTCCCTTCGCCATGGCCGCCAGACGCATGCGCTCCAGCACCAGCTTCTCGTACTTCGGGTCCTGCATCCCCTGCATGAAGTCGGGGATACGGATCACGTCGACCTTCGCTTCGAAGATGAGGCTGGCCACGTTGGCCATGGTGCTGTCGATCTGTTGGATGGCCTCGAACACGGCCTGAAGGACCGAGTCGCCCCAGCCGAACTGGTTACCGGTGGCCAGGTCCTGGTCGGGGATATCAGCTCCGGTGAAGATCACCAGCCGGGACGGGTGAATCTCGATCGCGCTGCCGCCGAGCCGGTAGGCCTTGGGCTTGCCGTAGTTCGGTGACATGACGTCACGATCCTGCTCGGTTGCCGACAGGTCGCGCCGGCTCATCACCGTCAGATACTTGATGCCGCCGGCCTGGACGCGCTCGGGTACCAGAGGCTTGCTGGTGTCAGTTTCGCCGGTACCGATGAAGATCGCTGCGCCGCCCCAGAGCCGCGCCTTGATTAGAGCCTCCATGGTGCGGGCCTGGACCTGAAGGCGCTTCTCCTCGGCCTCGATCTTCTCGATCTGCGCCTTGCTGGCTTGCCATGCCCGCCAACGCCTGGTCGCATCCTTCGCCGGGATATCGACGACCTTGCGCGGGAACCAGGCGCCGCGATACGCGTTGTGCAACTGCTCATCGGTGAGCACGACCGGCGCGTAGAAGCTGCCGGCGGCCTTGTCTCGCTCCGTGCCCAAGTTGGCCACGAAGTTGACCAGTTTGTCGCTCAGGAAGCGGACTACGCCCATTAGGAAACACCTGCGAGGGAATACTTCGTGATCGGGTATTCCTTGTGGATGAAATAGCCACCCGCGTCATTGGGGTGGTCGATGTCGGCCGACTTGTCCGGCTCGCCGTTTGTGCCCCACACCTGCTGTTCCAGGGCGTCGGCATAGGTCGGGCACCGGTCGGGGTTGACCCGATACCGCCGCTCGCCCTTGGCGTTGCAGAACATGGCGTTCATGGAGTTGATCCGGTCCTTGACCGGTGGGTTGGCGGCGGGCGCCGAGACGACGAAGCCGGCCTGCTTGAGCAGCGCGATATCGGTCTCGCTGGCCCGTACCGATTTGCGCGAGTCGCCGGAGGCGTCGGGGTAGATCCTGATCTGACGTGTAGGGCGATATTCGCCGTCGGCGTACAGCCAGAACCGCTCCTTGATCTGGCGGATCATGTCCGGGGTGTCGTACCCGTTGACGATCTCGTCGACCGCGTGCGGCAGTCCCAATCGCTTCACATGCACAACGGCGGCCATCTTGCCGACGTTGAAGTCCATACCCACGAATATCGGCTCGCCTGGCTGAACCGTCTCCTGCGAGGCGTTGAGAGTGCGATCGTAGGCGGTGTAGATGGTGCCCGACGTCAGGTTGACGAACTGGCCGCGCAGATACGCCGCGATCAGTTGCGGCGGGTACGAATCCATCAGCGAATCGATGTAGTCGTCCGGCAGGTTCGCCTCGTTGTCGTAGGTGCTGGCCTGGACCAGGCCATACAGGTGCTGCAGGTGCGGCTTCTCGCGCAACTGCTTCACGAACTGCTGGAAGACGAATTTGAAGCCTTCCGGGGTGGTGGTGACGTCGACGCGGTTGCGCAGGCCGTCCACCTTGTAGCGCATCCGCGCGATGATCTTGCGCCAAGCCTGCTGGGCCTTGATCAGCGACAACACGTCGAGCTCGTCCACAAGGGACCGGCCGACCTTGAAGCCGACGATGGTCTGCGGCTTCTCCATAGAGCGGCAGATGATGGTCGAGCGGTAGGCGCTGCCGCTGTAGAGGTGAACCTCGTGATTCGCCTGGTTGATCTTGGTCCGCAGCCCCCAGTCGAAGGCCACCTCCTCCATCGTCGGATAGAAGATGTCACGGATCTGGGCGTAGGTCGGGGCGAAGTAGCCGGCGTTGATGCGCGGCCACTCCCAAGCGTGTTGGGCGAGGCCTGAGCAGCCCACCCAGGTCTTGCCGGAGCCGAATCCGGCCACGAAGCCGCAGAACTTGTGCGGAAGCGCCAAGAACTTCGCCTGAGGCACGTTAAGCGTCGGCATCGCGCACCCTCGCATCGATGATGGTCACCGCCACGCTGGTCGGCGGCGCATCGTCCTCGGGGCTCTCCAGCAGCTTCAGTTCGGCGCGCTTCTTCGCCACGTCCAGGCGCTTCAACTCAAGGTCCAGCGCAGCCGACTCGGTGCCGACGTGGCGGCTCAGCAGTTCCAGGTTGCGGAGCTTGTCCGGCCACTTGACCTTGCGGAGCACGCCTGCGATGCGGCGGTCGTCTCCGCGGCCCTCGAACAACTCGGCGATCTCGATTCCGGACAGGAACTGGCGCCAGGCCTTGGGCCAGTCGCGGATCGACCGGAACGATCCGTCGTCGTCGAGGATGTCGAGTACGTCCATTTCGTCGATCTCGCGCAGCCGGCGGATCACGTAGTCGGCTTCGACCTGGGTGCGCTGGGAGCGCTGGGCCATGGCGGCCTGGATGGCCTGGGCGACCTCCGGCCGCTGGAGCAGTTGATAGCCAATCTCCGCCGCGCGCCGGGTGCTGTAGCCGGCCCGAATCGCGGCCTGCGTCGCGTTGAGGTCTAACAGGTACTCGTCGACGAACAGGCGCTGTTTCTTGGTCAGCGCCATGGATCACCTCAACTGAGCCTCAGGATGGGCGCGATGTTGCCCTTGTTGCGGTAGACCAGCACCAGCAGCACAACCAGGACCGCCAGCAGGTAGGGCGATATCGGCGTCGCGTGGCGCGCCATCAGCACGGCCAGGCTGATCGAGAGCGCCTGCATGCCGGTCCCAGCGGCGAGGATGTATGCGCAGAGCGAGACGCCGAACCGGTACGTGGCACCGTGGCGCTGGTACGTGAAGATGCGGCAACTGATAGCGCCGCAGACGGCCGCAGCCGCCAGGGTCACCAGGTCAACCATCTTTCCGGCCTCCGATCATGCCGACGATGCGCTGCAGAACGATCTGGAGCCATGCCGGCGCGCGGCCACCGATCATCCAGTCCAGCACGCCGATCAGGATGGTGACGATCAGCGCGGCGGTGACCAGGGCGGGCAGCCCGGAGAACTGGGTCGCGCCCCGCCCGACAGCCTCGGTGGCGGCGTAGTAGCCGCCGACCCAGGACGCCAGCAGGTAGCCGAGGCGCCTGGCCATGGTCAGGTCGTGAGCCCAGAGCACGAACAGCAGCGCGCCGGCGAAGCCGCCGATCACCGCATTTACGTCGACTCCGGGGATGATCGCGGTGGCAGTGAGCCCGACGGCGCCGGCTGCTGCTACTGCTCCGCTGCTCGTCGGTTCAGCCATGGGGTGCTCCAGATGCAAAAAAGCCCAGGCAATGACCTGGGCCTTGTCATAGGTCGGACGATTCTGGCCCTGTGCTATCGTTTCGCTTCCACACTAAACGACGGTCAAGGAGACCAAAATGTCCGAAATCGTAAATCCGTCGAGCTCATCCTCTGGGGCAGCTCTTCAAGTCGTAATCGAGTTGATTCGCGCCGGTCAACTGAAGGTTGGAGCAAATGGCCAAGAGGCGGCAGCAATTATCGCCACCTACGACCAGATATTTGAGCACTTCAGGGACCTCGGAAGGAAACCGACTCGAACACTGGGAAGCTAATCGTCAACCTTCTCCAGCTCACGATATGCAGCTCTGACGGCCCGCGCGCACTCCACTGCAACGTCCGTCAGACTGTATCGATCGCTACCGGGCAGAACCTTCGCCAGAACTTCGCGCAATGCCTCCATCTCAGCCAGGGAAGCTGCCTCGCGCGCAAGCGAGAAATCGAGGGGCTCTTCGTTCATTCTTCTCTCCTGAAAACGAATTCTGACAAGGCCGCCGAAAACGAAAAAACCCGGCGCCAGGGCCGGGTTTTCGGGGGAATCTGTTGATTGGGTGCAACTGTGCACAATGGCAAAACGATACCCAAATGCTCGCCAAATCGTCAAGCGACCCGTTTCAGGCGCTCCCGCTGGGCCCAGTAGGCCGCCACGCGGTCATGGTAGCGCTGATGGACACTGGGGCATTCCAGGATGTCCTCGCCCCACTCCTCCCGGTAAGCCTCCCCGTACCGCTTCATCCTCGCCGCCCATCGCGCCAGTTGCTGGTCCGACATCCCGCGCAGGCGTTCGGCCAGGCGCTGCTGGTGATGGTCCCGGCGCTCGGCGTAGGCCTCTGCGCGCTGCACCGCCACCGTATCGCGGTCAACCTGATGCCAGCGCCAGCCCGGCCCCTTCCGTAGGCCGCTCTGCTTCGCCACCACCTCGGCGACCGGCCTCAGCGCCTGGGCGTCGAGCCGGTCGATGTGGCGCGCCAGGCGCTCCCAGGTGCTGGCGTAGTCCCGAGCCCAGTGGCTGGGGTCGATCCGGCAGCCGAGGCGCTCCTCGATGAACAGGCAGATCTCGCCCGGGCGCAGCGTGTCACGGCCATTCACCGCCCGCTTGTGCGAGTTGATCGCCGCCAGCGCCATCCAGTAGGCCCGCTCGCCCTGGCGCTGGGTCAGTTGGCCGAGCCCGGAGCCGATCCACACCAGGCCGTGGGCAATCGCCACATCGTCGCCGGTAGCCAGCGGCGAGTACAGCGTGTGGCCGAAGTGCTGCAGCGGCTTCGGCAGCGAGCGGATGGCAGCCTGCACCAGGCCGGCGGCCAGCATGTGGGCGCTACGCCCATTGGTATCCTTACGGTCGGGGTGCGTCTCGTTGGCCACCCGGCCCTTCTTGCCCAGCGCGGCCTTGTCGGCCGCCACCGCCAGCACTGAGCTCCGACTCTCGTAGAAGGCGTCATGCCAAGCCTGGCGCGCGCTGATCAGTCTCATTTCGACTCTCCCCTGTAGTTTCCTGTAGTCACTGCTCGCCCTCGAGGAGAGGGACGATCTTCACTCGAACGCCTGGCGTTTCGCCGTAACGCTTCCCCACAACCGCCTTCACGACCTGGACGTCGTCCTTCCAGACCACGCCGTTCAGGCCGTCGTAGATCGCTTTGATCACGTTGTCCATGTCGGGCTTCTTGGTGGGGTACAGGCCGCCGGCCAGGGCCAGCGACTTCCGCTTTTTCGACATCGATTGAGGGATGCTGAGCGCGATGTCGAGCTCGACCAGCACCGGGCCCTCGAACAGCGCGCGACCTGCCATGGCCTGCTGTCCGCTGTGTGCGATCAACCCCTCGTAGTTCGCCGTCTTCGCCGGCGTGAACATCCTGGCGTGGGTGCCAACACGACCGATACGCGGTCTCCCCTTCCCCACCGGCTCGCCGGGTACGGTGAACATCACTGGGCGGAAGTCATGCATCACGGCGCACCTCCGGCGCTTTCCGGCGCATCTTGGCCAGCAGCAGTTCCCGGGCCTGGGCGCCACTGAGCCCATCCAGGCCCTGGGCCTGCATCCGCCGGCGGAGCTGCTGCTCGGCTTCATCCTCGGCCAGGTCCAGCAAGCTCTTCCCGGTGTCATGTTCGATCGCGTGGACGACGGGCTGGCTCAACGGGATGTTGTTCGCCCAGCGCCGGACCATCTCGGCGTAGTGGAACCCGAAGCGCTTGCGGAGGCGATCGTCGTTCACCTCGCCGGTGCGCAGATCGAAAACGCCGGTAGCCTCGGCGGCGGCCTTGACTACCTGGTGGCGGTAGCGGCACGCCAGGGCTTGATGGAACGCGGTGTCGTGGTCCGGCAGACCGAGCGACTCCGGTTGGACGCTCAGGCAGAGCTCCCGGAATGTCGGCGCCGCCGGCGGCCAATCGAACCGGCTGCCCATGAACGTCAGCATGTTGAGCCCGTGGGCCAGTTGCTGGCCGGTCAGCCCCTGGAGCACGGTAGCCCAGGCGCCGTCAGGATTCGGGTTGTCGCCAAAACTCGACGTCCAGCGGTGCCCGTACATCTCGGTCATCTTCACCCAGAGCCGTTCCAGCAGCCTGTCGGGCAGCCTCGTTGGCTGCGACGATTGCGTTGACGCGGTCGACGGCCGAGCGAGGGCCCTGTCGATGTGAGAGGCCGCGCTTTGCGGCACGATGGCCGGCTTGGCCTTCGGCGTTTCCTGCTTGGTTTCCATGGCTGCTCCTGTTCTGGTCGAAGCGCTGGTTGCGGCGGATTTTCTGTGCCAGTTCGTGCTCCCACTGGCCCTGGGACTGATACTTCTCGGGGCGGTTGATCCAGTAGCTACGGAACTCGAGGAGATCCTCGTCGCGTAGCTGGTAGTTCTTCATGCCGTTACGGGTCAGTGTCGCGGGCCAGCCCCTGGCGCTGGGTAGCCAGCCGTCATGCATGGGGAATCGCTGTCCGGGCTGCGGGTCCTCGCGCGGTGGAGTAGTAGGAGGAATATCGGATACCGGAGGTGTGCCCACTTTTTCACTTTCACCCCCTCCCACATATCTGCCCTCTTTTTCCGGGAAAGCCGCGTAGTTACTGGGCTCCGACCCTTCCACATAACTGCCCGCTTCATCTGCCCACTTAGTGCCCACTTTTTTTCGGACGGATTGATCCCGTGAAGCCTTCGGCAACTCAAAAATCAGGCGCCTTTCGGCCAGATTGGGGCCCACCAGCCCCACCTTCTGCAGCCAGACCAGCGCCCGCCGCAGTTCCTTTTCGGAGGGCTCCCCGCCCTTGATGCCCTGGTGTGGCTCGACGTAGAGCTCCTCGGCAATCGACTTCCAAGAGATCCCTCGCCGCTCTCCGACAATGCCTGTTGCGAAGTCCATGAACGGACGTAGGGCGAACACGTAGATCTCGCGGGCAAGCATGGGTAGGCCGCGGAGCGCCTCCCGCTCCTCGTCGTTGATCTGGAAGGACGGCACGGATCACCCTTCGCCCGCCAGAACCGACTTGGCCATCCGGCTCAGCGTCGTGCACTTCGCCGCAGTGGAGTCCAGGGCGTTGATCAGGTCTGGAAGGAACTGGCCATCCCGCGCATCGAGGACCATGTCGTCGAAGACCCTGGTGCCAACGCCGGCGACATCACCGAGGCGACGCATCAGCGCGCCGAACACCTTCATGGCGTCCATGCCCTCGGCCACGACCGGGCGCACCGGGAGCAGCCCGTATCGGCCGGACAACTCCAACAGCGCGCGTTCGCGCCAGGGTTGCTCCAGTGCCTGTACCCAGGACTCTTCAATCCAGGCTGGGATCTCGACGTCGCCGTCGAGCCAGCGTTCCACCCTCTTGCTCCAGTTCTTGTAGATCCGGGCGTAGTCGACGTGACTGGTGGCCGCCCCTTCCAGGGCCTTCAGGTCCGGGTAATCCTTGGCCCGGCAGCGTTCCGGAGCCCGCAGGTTCAGTTCGATGTTCAAGCGTTCGGCGAACCCGTCCTGCGACATGCTGGTCCGGGCGATCATGTCCTCGGCGATGGCGATCAACACGGCATCGCGGGTTTCGTGTCGAGGATTCGACGTATGCATGGTGGCCCTCCTGGGCGACGATGGTTCGGCTCAGGGGCGATCAACTGGCCAGGCGCTCGGCGCTGGCCTCAGGTTCAGGGAAAACGTCCTCCAGGCTAAAGCTGGAGCCGCCGGCGTTTAGCGCCGCGACAATACGACGGCACAGGTTCAACTCAGGAGTCCGTCGACCGGTCTCGTAGTGGGTAATTGCTCCCTGAGTGAGACCAACGCTTTTCGCTAGTTCGGTTTGGGTCAGGCCCGCCTGCTTGCGGGCGGCTTTCAAGGCGCTCATGGCTGCCCTCCGCTGGTGATCTTTTTTAAAAATACATTTCGTATTTGAAAGAGGCAAGGATAAATACATGCCGTGCGTTGCGCGAAATAATACGGGCTGTAGCATTTCGTCCATGAACGACTGGATTAAGGCCGTACGCGGCGCCATGGCACAGCAGGGCATCACTCAAGACCAACTTGCGGAGCGCATTGGGAAGACGCAGGGCGCCGTCGGCCATTGGTTGAATGGACGGCGCGAGCCAGGCTTAGCGGATATCAATCAGATGCTGTCCGTGCTAGGGCTTCCGCCGCTCGGCATTCAGATGCCTCAGGAACGCCTGCAGAACGTAGAGATGGCCCTGCAACCATCGCGTGCGCCGCAGACTTACCCGCTGATCAGTTGGGTTGCTGCTGGCCAGCGCGCCGACTCCCCGGACAACTTCGTACCGGGCGTTGCCGAAGACTGGCTTCCATCCACCGAGAACGCCGGCCCCCATGGGTACTGGCTGCTGGTGAAAGGGCCGTCTATGACCTCGACCACATCCCCCAGTTTCCCGGACGGCACGCCAATCCTGATCAGACCTGAGGGCTTCGACCTGATTAGCGGAAAGTTCTATATCGCACGCCACCGGGATGGCGAAACCACCTTTAAGCAGTACATCTACGACGCTGGTCGTGAATACCTGGTCCCTCTTAACGCCAAGTTCGAGACCGTCGAGATGGATGGCGCTTGGGATATCATCGGGCGCGTAATCGACCAGAAGGCGCCAAGGGGCGTGCTCTAGACAACCAGGTTCGATTGTTTCCCAAGGCAAGGAGCACACATGAAAGTCAGGATACTGGCCGGTCTAGTCATCGCAACCTCATCGTGCCTGAGTCTGGCTGAGCCGACATATATCGCGAAGATGACCGGCCTGCCTGCCGTCTGCAAGCTTGAGAGCATGTATCAACAGACCGAGGTCGATGCTGCTGCAAAGAAGTATGGCGAAGGTAGCAAGCCTTGGTCTAAAGCTTTCCATGCCAGGCTGGATGCCGTGCGCATCTGCGTGGACGGGGCTAAGGAGAAAGGAAAGCTGCTCTACAGAGCGGAACTCGCCAGCAGACCTGAGCTAAAGCCACAACTTTCGGACATGTACACCGCGTGGCTCAACTATCTGGATCACCTTGGCGACCAGGACGACTCCACATTCGAGGCGGCTTATGATCAATCTGCGAATCGCTTAAAGGCCGAACTGGACGCTGGCTGATCAGCCCTGCCAATCAAAGGAGCCCAGCTTAAAGCTGGGCTTTTCTTTGCGCTCTTGCGGAAAAACTCTTCTCCAAATACTGTATGTATGTACATATAAGGAGAGACGTATGGTCCGCAAAGCAGCATCATCTCGCACCCCCTCCCCCTATGAACTCCTCGCTCTGCGAATCCAGAAGCAACTGCTGACGCCACGTGCTCAGTTGGAGCGTCGAGCAGTTATCTCATGCAGGCCCGATGAGCCTGAGGAGGCCTGGCTGCAACTGCTGGACGAGATGGCTCAGGAAGATTCGCTGACGATCACGCATCGCCCGGATGGATCCATCGAGCTAGCCTGGCCCCACCCTGCCACCGACTGGTAATCGCCCCTCCCTGGAAGAGCCCGCCTCGCGCGGGCTTTTTCATGCCTGAAGAAAAATAAAATACAAATCGTATTGACTGCCACAAATACGTTTTGTATTTTTGAATCACGCCAGCGCACACCGCTGGCCAGGCCACCGAGCCGCGCTCTTTCACAACCCGACAGCACAACACATCAACAACAGATCGCATTGCCTCTACCGGCGACCGGCGATCCGCGCTCAGGCAATGCGGGCCTGGGCAACGCAGGAAGAACCTGCGGCGGACGAGGACCAGACCGAACCGAGCGAATGACCCGGAAAGCAATGCGCCCCGCCACCCCGGCGGTAATGGGCAGGAACCTGGCTGTGCCGCGCGGCAATCGGCGCCGCAGTCAGGGGAATGACAGCAATGACGAAAGACCCGCGGGTTGTAGAAGCCCAGTAGGCGAACGCGGGAGAAACACCGATTTCCTCGATGCGCTTCTCTGAGGCGCATCTGGGAAACCAACCAGAGGAATTCCAATGAAGCAGTTCGCGAAGCTTTTCGAGTTCGAAGACCTGGGCCAGGTACTCGTGATGCTTGATCGCGGGGATGACGGCCCGGAGGTGCGCCTCTACTTCAAGCCCGACGGGCTTGGCGTCTGTTCAGTGGCGTGCAGCAACTTCCCCGGCGACGAGGATGAGCAGTGGGACCACGCCGAAAAGGGGTTCGCCACGGTGGACTCCGAAGGGGCCCACAAGCTCGTCGCCGAGGCAATGAAGGTCGTCCCGGATCGCTTGGGCTGACGGCCACCCACCACCCCGAACGGAGTCACACCATGCTGATCTTGACCCGCCGACCCGGCGAAACCCTGCATATCGGCGACAACATCACCGTCACGGTCCTCGGCAGCCAGGGCGACCAGGTGCGCCTCGGCATCACCGCCCCGGACGACGTCGCCATCCACCGCTCCGAGATCTACCAGCAGATCGGCAACGTCCGACCGGTGCCTCCGGCGGAGCTGGTCGAGGCCTGGAACCGAGAGCACCCGGCGCCCGCGCTGATCGAATACCGGCCGTACCGAGGGGCCGAACCGAAGCGCACCCGCACCGTCGGCCGGGCCAGCGTGTCGCTTGGCGGGGCGGCGGTTATTTGGATCGAAGGCCAGTCGGCGCCGGTGGCGTTGCGGGCCTGCACCGCGATCTCCTGACTTCGGCGCCTGGCCCATTGCCGGGCGTTTAACCCACGGCGAGCGCCCGCCGGTCCAACGGCGCGAACAACGGAGGATCTCGATATGTAGCCCAGCCCCAACGGCAGATCGCCAACATGCGGTCGAGCCTGTACCCAACCGCTTTCACATAAGGCGGTGCATGTAAGTGGAGACAGGGCGCTTGGCGGCGCCCTTCTCTTTCCTGGCACAGCCAGGGCCTATCGAAGAGTGATCTGCGCTGCTGTGGCGCATCTGTGAACCCGTAAACGGCCCATCGCGAGGGCGTGAAGGGTTGCGTAGGCACGAACGAGGCATAAGCGGTGTGCACGCCGCTGACGTAGTAGTAGTGCTGATGCTTAGCGCGCCACCGCAGACGGTGGAGGTAGCTCAAGTAGAGCCGGCAGCGCAGATCACTCTTCGATGCGTAAGCATCAGCCCCCCCCCTCTTCGCCCGGCTCCGGCCGGGCTTTTTTCAACCTCCATTCGAGAGCACCCACCACGGCGCCCCACCGGGCACGACTGCCGTGTGCCTGGATGCTGCCGAATGCAGGTGAACCACGGAGAGCATCCCGATGTGGACATACCGCGAGCGCCGCAACCGCGCGGCTTTTAGCGACGCCCAGCACGCCTGGGACTTCGCCAGAGACCCGCTCTGGGACCAGCCGGACCCGGAACCAGAGCACGACGACGAAGAGCAGGAGGATGACGATGGCCTGGGCGAATGAGCGCGCCGAGGGCGTGATCGAGGAAGCGATCGTCGCAATGCGTCGGTCGGTGATCCCGCGCCACGACCAGTTGGTATGGCGCGGCCAGATCGAGATGGCCTACACGCTGGACGCCATCGGCACCCGGCAATACGACGACATGCGCCGCCGGCTCGACGCCGCAGCGGATGCGAGACAGCAGGAACTGAGGAGCATCGACCTATGACCACCCGCCCCGTTCGCTCGATCATCGACGACCAACTCGACGATATCGAAGAGTTTGCCGGAAAGAGCATCCGCCAGGCCGTCGAGTTGGCCAACCGTCACGGCTACAACAACCCGTTCTTCGCCGACATATGCGGCGACCTCTGCGTTCTGCGCTTCCGGCGCAACCCCCGCCTTCACGCGACAACCACCCTCTCCCTGAAATGAGGCCAGCCCATGACTGCAGCTCTCGCATCGGTCGGCGCGCTCGACCGTACCAAGTACCTCGGCGGCAGCGATGTCGCCGGCATTCTCGGCATCAGCCCCTGGCGCACTCCGTTGGACGTGTACCTGGATAAGGTCCAGCCGCGCACCGGCCCGGTCGATCCGGCGAAGCAGAAGATTTTCACCCGTGGCCAGCGGATGGAGCCCTACGTCATCGACCTGCTGGCCGAAGAGACCGGCCTGAAGATCATCGGTCGCGGAAACCGCTACCGCGACCAGCAGCACGACTTCATGGCCGCCGAGATCGACGCCGAGGCCGCCAGCGGCGAAAACATCGAGATCAAGACGGTCAGTCCATTCAAGGCAAAGGACTGGGGTGAGGTTCAGACCGATGCCATTCCAGTCCACTACACCGCCCAGGCCATGCACGGCCTGATGGTCACCGGCCGCCAGGTCTGCATCTTCGGCGTGCTGATCGGCGGCGACGACTTCCGCGTGTACCGCGTCGAGCGGGACGACGAAACCATCGCGGCGATTCGCGAGAAGGAGGTCGAGTTCTGGGGACGCATCCAGCGCCTGGATCCGCCCGAAGCAACCGCTGTCAGCGACATCCTCCGGCTGTTCGAGCGTGACGCCGGAACCAGCATCGAGGCCGATGGCAAGGTCGTGGAGGTGTTCAACCGCTTGCGCGAACTGAAAGCCAAGGCCAAGGGCCTGGAGTACGAGATCGAGTCCGCAGAGGAGCGCATCAAGCTCTTCATGCAGGACCACGCCCAACTCACGGTCAACGGCAAGTCGGTACTGACGTGGAAGTCCCAGACCACCAACCGCTTTGACCAATCCGCCTTCAAGGAAGCCCACCCCGCGCTGTTCGAGCAGTTCAAGAAGACCAGCGAATCCCGCGTTTTCCGCCTCAAGTAACCGGAGCCCAGCATGTCCGCAACCGCCCTGAAAGCCGCCGCGACCGGCAATGTCGCCAACAACGGTCAGCCGAAAACGCTGGCCCACCTGATGACTGATCCGAAGATCAAAGGCCAGATCGCCCTGGCGCTTCCGAAGCACATGACCGCCGACCGACTCGCGCGCATCGCGCTGACCGAGATCCGCAAAGTACCGGCCCTGGCGAAATGCAATCAGGAGAGTTTCCTCGGCGCCGTGATGCAATGCGCGCAGCTCGGCCTGGAACCGGGTAACGCTCTCGGCCATGCCTACCTGCTGCCGTTCGGCAACGGCAAGGCGAAAGATGGCCTGTCGAACGTCCAGTTGATCATCGGCTACCGCGGGATGATTGACCTTGCCCGGCGCTCCGGCCAGATCGTTTCGCTCACCGCGCGCACCGTGCACCAGAACGACCAGTTCAGCTATCGCTACGGCCTCGACGAGGACGTCCAGCACGTTCCGGGAGAAGGTGAACGCGGCGTCATGACCCACGTCTACGCGGTCGCCAAGCTGAAGGACGGCGGCGTGCAATTCGAGGTCATGAGCAAGGCCGACGTCGACAAAGTACGCGCCACCAGCAAGGCATCCGGAAACGGGCCTTGGGTCACCCACTACGAAGAGATGGCCAAGAAGACCGTCATCCGCCGGCTGTTCAAGTACCTGCCGGTCAGCATCGAGTTGCAGACCGCAGTCACCCTGGACGAACGCGCCGACGCTGGATTGGACCAGGACAACGCGTCCATCCTCACCGGCGAATACAGCGTTGTTGACGACCAGTCTCTGGACCAGGTCCCGGACGGCGTGAACACCGAGACGGGCGAAATCACCGAACCCGCCCCGGGCCAGCAGTCGGACACCGGCGACACCGGTGACGACGGGCTCAATCTCGAGTAACCGGCCATGCCCAGCCGAACCATTGAAGAGCAGTTCGACCGTGTCGAGGAGTTCAACAGCCTCCTCGGCGCGGCGGAGCTGAATGCCGCCACCACCTGGGAAGAAGAGTTCACCGCCGACCTGCGCGCCAACTTCCAGCGCTACGGCCCGCGGATGTTCCTCAGTGAGTCCCAGCACACCACCCTCGAACGCATCGCCAACCAGTAGGAACCCGCCCATGAGCCAGAACAACGCCGCCTTCCTCCACATGACCGCCGACACGCTCGGCAAGAGCCTGCTGCAGGGCCTGATCCAGGAAATCCGCATCCTGCCGGACGTTTGGCAGAAGCTGTCCGAAGCCAAGCAGACCGATGTGATCGAGCGCCTGGAACAGCAGGTGCGCAACGCCGCCACCATCGCGGTGCACACCATCGCCGGCGCCGAGCGCGAGACCGTCTACGGCAAGCTCGAATCCATCGCGGCCAAGGACAAGATGAAGGCCGTCATCGTGGTGAATCATTCCAGCCCGAACAAGCACGACCTTCTGGACGCGGTGAACGAGGACTGCCTGCTGATCATCGGCGGCGCCGCTGAGTTCCTCGACGGCATGAAGGACGTGAAGGCTGATCCGGACCAGAACCCGTTGGATCTGAATGGCGGCGACCACGAAATGGAGGTCGACGGCGCCTGGGGCGGCGAGCAGCAGCCCGACGATGATGTCGTAGATGCCGAGTTCCAAGAGCTGCCGCAACTCACCGTCGAGCGCTTCGCCGGCCACACCCTGGGCGAGATCGCCATCGGCGTCGCCACCAAGAAGGACGTGTTCGACGCGGCCTGGCTGCAATCGCGCTTCGCTCTCACCACCGAGGAAGCCGAGCGCGTCGTTCTCCAACTGCTAGACCAGGGCGTCATCGTGCTCGAGCAGGAAAACGAGGAATCCCGCGAGTTGAACACTTACCGCGTCGTCAAGAAGCCGGGGGATATCGCCCTCGACCTGGAGTGAGCCATGCGCATCACGAAACTCGAAATCACCAACTTCCAAGGGCTGCGTCATGCGGCCCTTGATGTTTCTGCGCCGGTGCTCCTGGTGGCCGGCCACAACGGCGCCGGCAAAAGCAGTCTGCTTGATGGCGTGGCTATGGCCTTCAACGGACAGCCGCGCCGCGTCTCGCTGAAGAAGGAGATCGACAAGCTGATCACCGAGGGCGCCAAGAAGGGTGAGGCCCGCGTCGAGTGGCTGGACGAGGCCGGCGAGGTGCAGGCCTGCGGAGTCGCGCTGCCCAGCGGCAAAGGCTCCCCGCTCGCCGACTCGCCGTTCCTGCCATACGTGCTCGACGCCAGCCTGTTTGCGGGCCTGAAGGCGGATGATCGCCGCAAGCTGCTGCTCAGTCTGACCGGCGCCAGCGCCAGCCCTGCCGAGGTCGCCAAGCGCCTGAAGGCCAAGGGCATCGACCTGGCGCTGTTCGAGAAGGTGAAGCCCCTGCTCCGTTCCGGGTTCTCCGCCATGGTCGGCCAGGCAAAGGACTACGCCAGCGAGGCGCGCGGCGCCTGGAAGGCGATCACCGGCGAGAACTACGGCAGCGACAAGGCGAACGGGTGGGAGCCGGAGGCGCCGCCGGCCATCGTCAGCGAGGAGGAACTGGAATCGGCGCGCGCGGAACTGCAAGCCACCGCCCAAGACCTGGACGAGGCCCAGCAGACCCTGGGCGCCAGCAAGCGCGCCCATGCCGACGCCCAGGCGCGGGCCAGCCGCATTGCCGCTCTCCGCGAGACCGCAGCGCTGGCCGACCGGCGGCGCAACAAGCTGGCCACCGACGAGGCCAATCAGGACGAATGGTCGGAAAAGGTGATGGCAGCCGAGTCCGCCGCCAGCGGCGAGCCCGCCCACCAGCCGCTGACCTGCCCTCATTGCCAGGGCGCCGTGGACCTGCAGGCCGGCCAGTTGGTCGCGCACCAGCCGCCGGCGAAGGTTGCCGATCCCGAGGCGGCGAAACGCCTGGAGGAGTACCGCGGGTATCTTGCCAGCGCTCAGCGGGCCGTCGCCAACAGCCAGCGGGACCTGAAGGAGAGCGAGGACGCCGCCGCGCAGGCCGTCGCCCTGGAAGCCGAAACCGCCCAGGCGCCCAGCGCCGAGGCGATCGCCAACGGCGAACAGGCGATCAACGAGCTGCGCCAGGCGCGTGACCGGCAGCAGGCCAAGGTGCAGTCGCTGCAGGAAGCGTTCAACGCCGCCGCGCAGCGCCAGGACGTCATCAAGCAGGCCGCCGACTTCCACGCCGAGGTCTGCGCCTGGAGCGCCCTGGCCGATGCCCTTTCCCCCACGGGCATCCCGGCGGAAATCCTGGCCGACGCGATCGGACCGGTGAACGAACTGCTGCAGCGCCTGTCCGGCACCGCCGGCTGGTCGCCGGTACAGATCAGCGCCGATATCGACGTTACGTTCGGCGGCCGGTTCTACGGCCTGCTATCCGAGTCCGAACGCTGGCGGTGCGACGCGACGCTGGCCTTGGCCATCGCGAAGCTGTCCGGCCTGCGCCTGGTCCTGCTGGATCGCTTCGACGTGCTGGATATCCCTGCTCGCACTCAGCAGGCCATGAAGCTGTTCCAGAGCCTGGCCGTCGGCGGCGAGATCGACACGCTGATCGTCGCCGGCACGCTCAAGGAGCCGATGGCGAAGACCCCGGCCTGGCTACAGGCGGTCTGGATCGACGCCGGGCAACTCGTCGACCAGCAGCAACAGGCTGCGGCCTGACCCTACCTCAAGGCGGACTCGGATGTCCGCCTCTACCACTGGAGGGCGCATGAAGCCCATCATCTTCGACACCGAGACCACCGGCACCGACCACCAGACCGACCAGATCATCGAGGCGGCATGGCTGGAGCTTCCCGAGCGGCCTTACCAATTCGCGGCGGTCGCGCCGGAGGATCTCCCGTACTACCAGGAGCGCTTCAAGCCGAGCGTGCCGATCAGCCTCGGCGCCCAGGCCGTGCATCACATCATCTGCCAGGACCTGGTCGGCTGCCGCGACTCGAAGGAGTTCGCCCTGCCCGCCAGCCCGCTGCTGATGATCGGCCACAACGTCGATTTCGACTGGCGCATGGCCGGCGAGAACCCCGACATCAAGCGTATCTGCACCTTGGCGCTGAGCCGCTTCCTGTTCCCGGACAAGGACAGCCACACCCAGTCGGCCATGATGTACCTGATCGCGCGGCGCAACGGCCGGGAGGCTCAGGCCCGCGAGCTGCTGCGCAACGCCCACGCCGCTCTCGACGACGTCCGCAACTGCGCCATCGTCCTCCGCTTCCTGCTGGAGGTGGCCATGGACGCCGGTCACGCGACTGACACCTGGGAAGAGGTCCATGCGCTGAGCGAAAAGGCGCGCATCCCGACCGTCATGCCCTACGGCAAGCACAAAGGCACGCCGATCAATCAAGTCCCGAACGACTACAAGGTCTGGCTGCTGCGTCAACCAGACGTCGATCCGTACCTGGTCCAGGCCCTGCGCCAGCGATAGCCACCCGCCGAGCGCCCCACCCGGGGCGCTTTCTCTCCCAGCACGCACCGGACGCCGCCCTGTGGGCGATTCAACCATGCCTCGTGGGCCGCCCTGTCAGGCAGGGCGGCGTCCAGTGCCTGTTCACGGAGTACTGACGTACTTCTAGCGGGTCGCGTACAGCCTAACGACTCTGGGTGTTGAGAACCTCATAGTTACGATCTGCATGCGCCTTGGTTACCCAAGTGTTCTTTGTCGACCTGGCTTGAGCCTTGGATCCGCTCAAAGTTTGGACCACTCGTCCCACGGCCTTCGATGCAACAAGTGCAGCGCTTTCAACCTTTGTCGGAGAACCCCGATAGCCTGCGGCAGACCGAAAATGATTGAGGATGATGTCTTGCTGATAAGCAGGTGTTTGCTCTCCACCGATTGTTGATGCACCCACCGTCTCATACCGGTAATAGACCTTGGTGTCATCGAACACGATCTCGACGATTCTGAAGTCAGGCATCTCTCCTCCCTGATCCGGCCCCATGCCGGGCCATCCAACTCTAGCCCCAACGACATCACTGCGCCATCACGCATGGCGCCGTGCATCGTCACGTTCGCGAAAAGGAACCCGCCGCATGATCAAGCGCACCCTCTACCACTTCCACTTCTGCTGCGGCCTGGGCGGCGGTGCCGCCGGTTTCAACCGGGCGCGCCCGCGGGTCGGCAACGTCGAGGCCGAATGGGTCTGCCTCGGCGGGATCGACGTGGACCCAGCCGGACTGCGCGACTTCGAGCGCCTGGCCGGCGTCCCGGGCACCCTGCTGGACCTGTTCACCCGCGACCAATACATCCGCTTCCATGGAAAGGAGCCGCCCGCCGGTTGGCGGGAGGCGACCCCGGAGGACATCCGCCGCGCCGCGGGCGGGCGCCGACCGGACGCCGTGTTCATCAGCTCGCCCTGCAAGGGTGCCAGCGGCCTGCTGTCGGAGAAGATGAGCCTGACTCCGAAGTACCAGGCGCTGAACGAGTTGACGCTGCGCTGCATCTGGCTGATGGGCGAGGCATGGGCTGATGACCCGGTGCCGCTGATCGTCTTCGAGAACGTCCCACGCCTTGCCAGCCGCGGCCGGCACCTGCTGGACCAGATCAACAGCCTGCTCGGTGGCTTCGGCTACGCCGTGGCGGAAACCACTCACGACTGCGGCGAACTCGGCGGCCTGGCGCAGTCCCGGAAGCGCTTCCTCCTGGTGGCACGCCATGTCGAGAAGGTGCCGCCCTTCCTGTACGAGCCGGAAAAGAAGAGCCTGCGCGCCGTCGGCGACATCCTCGGTCGCATGCCGCTTCCCGGCGACATCGAGGCCGCCGGCCCGATGCACCGTGTGCCATCCCTGCAGTGGAAGACCTGGGTGCGTCTCGCGCTGGTGCGAGCCGGCAGCGACTGGCGCAGCCTGAACGACCTGGCCGTCGAGGACGGCTACCTGCGCGACCTGATCATCGTGCCGGAGTATCAGGCCGGCTACATGGGCGTCCACGGCTGGAACGACAGCATGGGCACCATCGCCGGTCGTAGCGGGCCCACGAACGGCGCATTCTCTGTCGCGGACCCGCGCGCGCCGGCAAACGCCCTGCAATACCAGCAGTACGGCGTGCGCCGCTGGACCGACACCTCGGGCGCCATCATCGGCGTCAAGTCGCCCGGCCAAGGCACGTACTCCGTCGCCGATCCCCGCGGCCAGAGTTTCGGCAAGTACCCGGTCACCGACTGGGACGGTCCGTCCGGCACCGTGATCGCGGCCAGTACTACCGGCCAGGGTGCTTTCGCAGTAGCAGATCCGCGCCCGGGCGGCGTCCGGCACAACAACGTGTTCCGCGTCGTCAGCATGGGCAGCCACGCCGGAACCGTCACTGGCGGGCACTCGCCGAGCTCCGGCGGCCAGGCTGTTGCCGATCCCAGGTACCACAACTGGCACCCAGGGGCGAGCAGCCGCAAATTGCACGTCGGCGAGTGGGGAAGCGCTACCGGCACGGTCACCGGCTCCCAGCAGGTGGCCAGCGGCGCGCTGTCGATCGCTGATCCGCGCGTGCTCGATCGCGCCAAGGGCGACGCCTACCTGACCGGCGGGCACTACGGCGTAGTGGGGTTCGACCAATCCGCCGGCGCGGTGTCGGCCAGTGCGCGGCACGACAACGGTCGATGGAGCGTCGCCGACCCGCGCATGCCGGCGGCGAACGACCGGCTCACCTGCATCATCCAGTCGCTGGACGGCACCTGGCACCGGCCCTTCACCACCCTGGAGCTGGCCGCGCTGCAGAGCCTGGTGGACCCGGAGGAACAGTTGATCCTCGACGGCCTGAGCGACAGCGACTGGCGCGAGCGCATCGGCAACGCCGTACCACCGGCCGCGGCCGAGGCCATCGCCGGCGTGATGGGCACCACCCTGTTGCTGGCCGAGCAGGGCGAGACCTTCATGCTCAGCAATACGCCGATCTGGGTGCGCCCGGTTGCGGTGGCGCTGAGCGTCGCGCAACAGGAGGTGCAACCGTGAACACCGAACAGTTCATCCGTGACTCGGCCGCGCGCGGGCTTTCCCGCTGCGACACCGGGCCCTCAGCTGAAAAAGCCTTTTTCCTTCCGACTGGAGATACTCCACATACCCTCTTTCTTGCCGGTTGACATGAATATCTTGGCACTCTCGGCGCAAAGCTTGTATGTCCTGGCCTCGGTCAGATTTAGATGGCTGGCAATCGCACGGGTACTACGGAAACTCTCACCTCCCCCGTCCTGCTGAGTCTTCAGCCATTGGTAAATCCTCTTGGAGTCAACAATATCCCGGAGCCAGCCCCACCCACCCTGCACAACTAATACCAGTATCCCGCCGGCAGCGCCGGCGAAGACTTCTCCCCACATTGAATCCGCCATAGGTCCTCCTTGATTTTGACCTAACTATATCGCGGCGAGGACTCGTCATGCCCGAAGAAAACCCCATCACCATCAAGTCAATCATGAGTCAGGCCCAAGTCTTTGCCAGCGCCTGGGCCTTGGTCGGCGGCCCGTTTGACAGCGGCGATGCTATGGCGCACGCCAATGAAGCGAAGCAAGAACTGCATGACATGCTCAAGGCGTTACACGGCACTGGCTTCAGTTTCGAGCAGCACCTCCATCGCCAGCGCCGGTTCAGCGAACGCACGTTCGGGCCAGGGGCGCGCGCCGCTGGCGTCATCGACCACATCCGCAAGGAGTTGCGCGAGATCGAGGAAACCCCCGGCGACCTGGCCGAGTGGATCGACGTTGTGATCCTGGCCCTGGACGGGGCTTGGCGCACCGGCGCCACTCCCGCGCAGATCATCGACGCCCTGCTGGCAAAGCAGGCGAAGAACGAGTCGCGGTCCTGGCCGGACTGGCGCACGGCGCCGGCCGACAAGGCGATCGAGCACGACCGCGCGGACGACCCGATCGACGACAACACCTACTTCGTCATGCGCAACGCCGGCGGCGCCGTGTTCGTGAAGCACGGTCCCTTCTTCCGCGACCAGGGCGGCCTGACGGAGGACTGGGGAAAGAACTGGACGCGCATCAGGGCCGGCAGCCTCAAGCATGCCCGCCAGATTGGGGAGGGGCTGCTGCCGTGATCCAGCGCATCTACCTCGCCGGGCCTATGACCGGCCTGCCGGAACACAACTTCCCCGCCTTCCACGCCGAAGCCGCGCGCCTGCGCAGCCTCGGGTACCAGGTCGAGAACCCCGCCGAGCACGGCGAGATTCCGGGCTTCGAGTGGGCCGACTACCTGCGGCTCGACCTGCAGAAGCTGCTCACCTGCCAGGCAATCGCCCTGCTGCCCGGCTGGATGGACTCGAAGGGCGCCAGGCTGGAGTTCACCGTAGCCACCAACCTGGGAATGCGCGCTCTGCACGCGGAGCACATCACCGGTCCAGCGGAGGATGCGCCATGACCGACCTCTTCTACCTGCAGGACAGCCGCAGCAACGTCGGGAGCCGAGCAACGTTCTGGCGCGCCGGCGGCGGCTACACCACCAACCTCGACGAAGCCGAAACGTTCACCCGCGCCCGGGCCGTACGGCAATACGAGTGCCGCGAGACCGATCTGCCCTGGCCGGTCGACTACGTGCGCGCCCGGGCCGAGTACGGCGTCGATCACCAGGACCTGGACCTGTCCCGGACGCAGGCGCTCGCCACCGCCCCAGCGGACGACCGCATCTACGTCGCCTACGACAGGGACTGGGACGGCAACTGTCTGGTCTGGGTACCCGAGGCCGCCGGCCGGACATCCAACCTGGCCGCCGCACGGACCTGGCCGCTCGACCACGCCGGCATACTCACCGCGCGCGGGCTAGCCCCCTGGCCGAAGTCCTACATCGACCAGCATGCCAGGCCTGTTGCGGTGGCGGCCTCCCTCAACCACAAGCAGGCCCTCCGGCTGTTCGGCCTGAAGCCACCCAAGCCGGAGCACCAGGGCCAGCGCTGCCTGAGTTACAGCACCAGGCTGAATTGCAGCGGCTGTGGACGCTTCCTCACAGAGCTTCAGCGCTTCGACGACTGCCCCAACTGCGGGGCAAGGAATGCACCATGACCAGATCCAATGCGCCGCTGTGCAGCAGCGAGGCCGAACTCTGCGCGGCGTTCATCGACGAGTTCAACCGAGTCCCCGGCTGGACCTGCTACCCGGAGACTGCCGGGTTCGACATCCTGGTGGTGCATGAGGATGGCCGGCAGATCGGCGTCGAGGCCAAGTTGCAGTTGAACGCCAAGGTGGCCGACCAGATCCTGCCGCAGTACTGGCAGGACCGGTACGGGGCGCCCGGGCCAGATCACCGCCTGGTCATTGTCGGGCGGATCACCGAGGCCAGCCACGGAATCGCGCGCCTGCTTGAAATGTGCGGCATCGCAGTGCTCGCGCCGTCCCGCGGACACCGTCGGCGCGACGGCAAGTTCGTCGACTTCCCCGAGTTCCACTTGCGCCACTGGCTCCAGCACTTGAGCGGGCCGCAACTGTTCGACTGGAACCCTGCGGAACGTTGCCATGTCCCGATCGTGGTCCCCGACGTGCCTGCCGGCGTTCCGGCTCCGCTGCGACTCACCCAATGGAAGGAAAGCGCGCTGAAGGTGATCGCCACGCTACGCCGCCAGGGCTTCATCACAACAAAGCAGATCGCCGAATGCGGCGTCAGCGCCACGAACTGGACGCGATCCTGGCTCGACAAGGGCGCCGAGCGCGGCACCTGGGTTGAATCGCCCCGCATGCCAGCGTTCGACCAGCAGCACCCCGAGGCCTTCACCAAGATCCAGCAGGCGCTGGAAAAAAGCGCCCAGCCCACCCTCTTCACCTGAGCACCGCAATGAACCGCCCCACCATCTGCCGCACCACGGGCCAACGGATAGGCCTGTGCAAATGCTTCCGCTGCCGGCCGCCGGCGCCGGAGCAACCGGAGACACCGCCATGTCCTCTACCCAACACCAACTGATCGAGCAGTGCGCCACCCGCCTACGCGGCATCATCGAAGCACTGGACAACATCCACGACACCAGCCCGCACCGCTGGTCAACGGACCTCGACGACGTTCATTCCTCAGCCGAGAGCCTGCTGGCCCTCATCAATGACCAGGCGCCGCCGTCCGATGCCGAGCGCTGGCGAGAACAGTTCGACTGCATGCAATTGCAGCGCGACCACCACCGCGAACGCGCCGACGCCGCCCTGGCCAGGGTCGCGGAGCTGGAGAAGCAGGAGCCGGTGGCTTGGGTAGAAGTCATTGACAGGGACTATGGCCCCTACAATTTCCATGGGAAAAGACTCCTTCCGAAAGGTAAACATCAGCTCTACGCCGCCCCTGTAGCCCAGGCTCAGCACAGCGTGCCGGCTTACGTGAGCTACACCACGCGACCAGCCGAAAGCCTTGCCGGGATCGCCCTCCGTCAGTTGAAGGACGAGAGCCGTTGGGTCGAGATACGCGACATCAACGCACATACCTTCCCCGACATGCAGTCGCACAGCTACTACCCGGCCGGGACCGTGATTAAGCTGCCCGCCGCCGCGCCCGGCAAGGAAGTGCCGCAGGCCTGGCTCGATGTTCAAGCCGAGCGCCGCCGGCAAGTCGAGGTCGAGGGCTACCACGGGTTTCGTGACAGCCATTACATCAGTTACGAACTATCGAAAGCGGCGCGCGCATACATCGAGGTTTCGTGGCATGCACTCAGCGGCGGGCTGCCGTGCAAACAGCCGGAGTCCTGGCCTTGGATGGCTGGATTCAAGTGGTCTGACGGTCGAACGATGCTAGTCAAGGCCTGCGCCTTGACCCTTGCCGAGATCGAACGTCTCGACCGGGCAGGCATATCGCAAAATCCCCAGCCGGGAGCCACCACGGCCTCTTCCTGAGGCCAGCCCCGGCTGGGGCGAGAATCCTAACACTCAATTTCGGCCCCGGGCGATCGCCTGGGCGGAGAGGCATTGCCCATGGAAACCCCATCTGAGTTCCTCTCGAAGGAGGAGTTGGAGGCCATGATCGGCGCCAAGTCATCGAAAAAACAGGTCGAGTGGCTGGCATCTCATGGCTGGAAGTACGAATTGAATGCTGCGCAGCGACCCGTCGTCGGGCGGATCTATGCCCGCCTGCGGCTGGCCGGAGTGAAACCGAACGGAACGGTCGCTGTACAGGAACCGTGGACGCTGGATCTGTCGAAGGTGAGTTGAAATGCGGCCGAAGCAGCCGAAGAACAGGGATCTCCCGCCCCGGATGATTCGCCGGATCAGGAAGCTGAAAGGAGGTAGATTGTGGGTTGGCTACTACTACGACGGCCGCGGCGAGGACGGAAAGAGGAAGGAAATCCCGCTCGGCACCGACCTGGACCTGGCAAAGCTCGAGTGGGCGCGGTTGGATGCCAGTCCGGCTCCGAAGACCCTGCGCAAATGGGGTGACGTGTTCGACCGGTACGAAAAAGAGATCATCCCCGGGAAAGCGCCACGCACCCAGAAAGACAACCTCCTCTCGCTGACGCAACTGCGAAAGGCGTTTTCAGAAGCGCCGGTCGAGGCGCTCACTCCCCAAGTGCTGGCACAGTACCGGGACAAGCGGTCCGCGAAGGTTCGGGCGAACAGGGAGCTATCCCTCTTCTCCCACATCTTCAACATCGCCAGGGAGTGGGGAATCGTCACGGCTGAAAACCCGGTGAAGGGGGTTCGCAAGAACCGCGAGACGCCGCGCGACTTCTACGCCAGGGCCGAGGTCTGGAACGCGGTATACGGCGCGGCGCCACCGGAACTCCGCGATGCCATGGACCTTGCATATCTCACCGCTCAGCGGCCGAGCGACGTGTTGATCATTCGGGAGGCTGACATTCAGGATGGGCACCTGCAGATCGCCCAGAGCAAGACGTCGAAGAAGTTGCGCATCATGCTCGATGTCGACGGCAGCCCGACAGCGCTTGGAGAACTCGTTGCGCGACTGTGCGAGCAGCGGCGCCAGCGCGGCGTAGCCGGCCCGTATCTGATCACAACGCCCGATGGCCGCCGGATGACATCCTCCATGCTGCGCATTCGCTTTGACGAAGCACGATCGGCCGCCGCCGGCGCGGCGCTGGAAGAACTCGACGAGACCCTGGCGACCGCGATTCGTCAGTTTCAGTTCCGAGACATCCGCCCGAAGGCAGCCTCTGAAATTGCTGACCTCGGCCGGGCATCCAGGCTGCTTGGACACACCGACAAGCGCATCACCGAGACCGTCTATCGTCGTGTCGGCGAGATCGTGGAGCCAACGAAGTAA